AATAACGACTCTCCAGGATATGGAGAAGATCGGAGGTGTATTTGTTATCGTTCAAGATAAGGAATATGCCTTTAGCGGCGAAATGCCTTGCGCAATACTGTCCGCTTAGACAATCGTGCAGAAACAAGAAACAGCGCAAAATAAATGAGCAATCATTATTATCCATCCATCTCGTCGATGGATGTTTTGACCATGCGGTCGGTCCTGACCCAGCTCCAGGACGACCCTCTGTGGTTGGAGCGTCCCGACTGCCCCTACGAGGGGCCGATCCTGGAGGGCCTGGCGGCTCTCTGGGACCAGGTGCGCCCGCAGCGTGCCGCCGCGGCTGCAGCGCCGCGTGAGGTGGTGGAGGGTGCCGACAAGTGGACATCGCTGTCCGCGGACGCCGCCACGCTGTTCGAGGAGCTGATGGCGCTGAAGACGACGATTTCAGAAGAAGACGTGAAGGAGCAGCTCGCCTTCTACAAGACGGCGACCTCGCTGATGGAAAAGCTGATCGCGCTCGGGGAGCGCGCCGCGAACCTGAAGCAGATTTCTGACTTCCAGGCCCGTGTTATCAGCGTTTTTGACAACGTGTTGACCCCCGACCAGCGCACCTCAGCAATGAAGTTGTTGTCGGCAGAATGACAGATATCCAAGTCGGCTCGCGCGTGCGGGTCCGTGAGCCTCAGCGTTTCGTCCGCTGGATGGAGAAGAAGGTGGCGAACCGGGTAGGGACGGTCGAGAAGGTCTTCGTGCCCCTCGGGTGTCATGCGGGTTCGACCATGGTGCGTGTCCGCTTCGACCCGCGCCGGAAGGGTTCGCCCGTCTTCATCGAGACCTTCCGCCTGAACTACCTGGAGGTGGCGGAATGAGCAGCTACCCCATCTTCAGCACCCTCGCACCCGCCTACTGGGCTGCAGGGCTCCAGGCGATCCCGCTGTGGCAGGGGGAGAAGCGCCCTGCCATCAACGACTGGTCTCGCTTCGCGGAGACGCCGCTCTCCGACGCGGAGCGCGCCGCCTTCCTGGCGCAGCACCCGAACGGCAATATCGGCCTGGCGCTCGGTCCCGCCTCCGGGATCGTGGCGATCGACATCGACACCGATGACACCACGGTCCTGGGCATCCTGAAGCGGCTCCTGCCCTTCAGCCCCTGGACCCGCATCGGCAAGAAGGGCAAGCTCCTCGCCTATCGCTTCAACGGGCAGCCCACCTTCCGCATCAAGGATGCGAATGGTGCGATGCTTGTCGAGCATCTGTCGGCGGGCACCCAGTGCGTGCTTCCGGGCTCGATCCACCCCGAGACCAAACTCCCCTACGAGGCGGACAGCGACCTCTTCGACCCGGCGGTGCTGAACAGCCTCGCTGAGCTGCCCCCCGAGTTCGAGGCGATCCTGCGCTCGGCGCTGGAGGAAGGGGGCGTCAAGCTCTCCGTCTCCGGCCGTGCCCGCGTGACCGACTATGTGGGTCGCGGCGCTCGCGATGTGCAGATGATCTCGGTCGCCGGCCACTATGCCAATGGCGTGCTCCGCGGCGAGCTGACCTTCCAGCAGGCTATCAACCGCATGGTTGCCTGGAAGTCGTCCTGCGTGGAGGCTGTGGCGGGCGACGACATCGACATCGAGAAGGGCATCGTCCGCCTGGCCGAGTTCATCATTGGGGACGTGACTGGCCCCAAGATGAAGACCCTGCCGAAAGGCTGGGATGAGGGCCTGTCCGACGAGGAGAAGGCCCTCTTCGGCTTCGACATCTTCGACGCGAAGCATGAAGAGTGGGATTATGAGCGCCTGAAGGCGTTCATCCGCAACGCCTTCATGGTCAATGAACCCGACACCGTTGGCCGCGATGAGGCCCGCATCGAGTTCATGAAGCAGCTCTCCCGCTCCAAGGTGTCGAAGTTCGACGAGGAGCGCCTGCTGAAGTATGTGGTCGCGGCGGGCCAGTTCGGCGTGCTGCTGTCCACGCTGAAGGCTGAGCTGCGGCAACTGCGCCAGGGTGAGCTGACGGGCGACAACCACCAGGAGATCGCGGAAGCGATCCTGATGGACCTGAACCGTCGCATCGGCTTCGAGATGAAGAACACCAATGACGCGGGCTGGTATCGCTTCAACGGCAACAAGTTCTGGAAGTGGATCGGCACCCACTGGGAGGAGGAGGACGAGAGCAAGATCCTCCGCCACATCGGTGAGGAGTTCGGCAACCTGGCCGTGTCGAAGCGCGCCAGCGATTACCGGGAGCTGATGAAGTATGTGGCCCAGCTCTGCAAGGGTGAGCTGAAGAACAACGCCGAGGCCGGGATCAACTTCGCCAACGGGTTCCTGACCCGCGGTCTGGAGCTGGTGCCTCACCATCCCGACTATGGCTGCACCTACACCCTACCCTATCGCTACATGCCGGAGCGTGCGGATCAGGGGGAGATGTTCTTCGAGTTCCTGAAGACGAGCTGGGGTCAGGATCGCGACTATCAGCAGAAGATGGACGCGCTCCAGGAGGCGCTGGCCGTCACGCTGTTCGGCGTGGCTCCCGACTTCCAGCGCGCTTTCTGTCTGCACGGCCCGCCGAAGTCGGGCAAGTCGCAGATGCTGAAAATCATCGAGAGCCTGTTGCCCGGTCAGCAGCAGTGCGCCATTCCGCCGCAGCAGTGGGGTGACAAGTTCCTGCCCGCCCAGCTTCACAACAAGCTGCTGAATGTCTGCGGTGAGCTGAGCGAGAAGCACAAGATCAACGGCCAGTCGTTCAAGCAGATCGTGGTGGGCGAGACCATCACGGGTCAGCACAAGAACCAGAATGCCTTCTCGTTTCAGCCGCGCTGCGCTCACTGGTTCGCCACGAACCACGTCCCGCGCACGGATGATACCTCGGATGCGTTCAACCGCCGCTGGCTGCTGCTGACATTTGAGCGGGTGGTGAAGGACGCGACCCGCGTGATCGACATTGGCTCCATCATTGCAGCGATGGAGCGGGAGGAAATTGCAGCATGGGCGGTCCTGGGGATCGTGAGGCTGAGGCAGCAGAAGGACTTCACTCTGCCGGAGAGCCACAAGGAGCGGATCGCGGAGATCGCCAGGGCGAACAACGCCCTGCGGAGCTTCATTCTGGACTCGGGCTCGGTAATCTTGGGCGGTCTACTGGAAGACGGCGCCAATTCCTCGATCCATATCTCCGAAACGGAGATCTACAACGCCTACTTTACTTTTGCGCTCGCGGCGGGGGATGCGAAGCCTGCGTATGTCATTGGCTTTCGTCAGCAGATGCGCGAGCTTGGGTTCGAGATGGGCTTCCGCACGCGGGTGAGGCACACCGAGAGCGGCGGTCAGGATTGCGTTTACGAAAATATCACTCTTGCGAAGGGAAACGTGGTCAGCTTGAGGAAGTGATCTGGGACTTCGTGACCGCTTCCCTGGAAATCCCTTTCTTGATTGATAAAGAAGGGGAAGAGTGATGTTCGGAAGTTGTTTCTACGGCTAAAATTGCTCATCGCCTGCACGATTACACATCAACTTGGCCCTCGAAGCTCTGCTTCGGGGGCTTTTTTGTTGAACCTTCACTATTCGACCTGAATTTCAAAAATTTTTTCATGGCCAGAGGGCCTACCCTCACCCTCCCTAGGGCCGTTTCGGACGCAAAAAAGGGTGTAACCCTTTGTTTTTCAACCAAAAACTTTCTTCACTCATTCACTCACTCTCTGCTTTTGCCATCTACTGCCCCCGTCTACGTTCACATCAGACAGAAGGAGACCACGCCACCCGCACCACACCCCCCGCGCACCCAACGTGCTGCACGCCCCCGCATGGGGGCCACCTTTTTTTGTTCCTCGCGCAAGCGAGAAGGCAGGAGAGGTGTGTCTACTCGAAAATCGTCCGAAATTCGGACAACCTGACAATCCAAACCGTGAAGGTTCATCCCATGTTCAACCGCCTTGCCCGTATTGCCCGCGCTGAAATCGGCCTTGCCGACAACTCCAAGATTCGCGCCGTTGCCGCCGTTGCCGTGGCTTTCCATGACAACTCGAAGCTGGCCGCGACCAAGGATGCCGGCGTTTTCATGAACCCACGCACGGCCAGCACCGCGCCGGATGAGTTCAAGATGCCCGTGGAACTGCGCCGCAACCTGATGGTGGCGGCGATCCAGGCGGCGCCCATGGAAGGTAGCGCCAAGGCTTTCAAGCGATCCGACGCCTATGCGGTGGTGGCGGTGGCCAATATCCTGGCGCAGAAGTTCTTCGACATCCTGGAACTGCATGGCGCGCTGCATGATGCCGATGGCAACCCGCGCAAGGCGGCGGATCGCGTCAACGATGTGCGGGACTATCTGAAATCGGCCTTTGGCTCTTTCCAGGGCTTGGATGCTGCCATGAAGAACGATGGCGCCAAGGTGGAAAAGAGCGAGGAAGATAAGGCGCGCGAAGCCGTGCTCAACCTGCTTATCGGCATCGGTAAGCAGGCTGATGAAACCGTGTTGAACCATATCCTGTCCTATGCCCAGGCGGTGAAGGACAAGGCGGCGCAGCCGGAGTTGTCGGCAAAGATTACGGCCGATATTCGCGCCATGTATGCGCCCAAGGCGCCGGTTGCCGCCACTCCGGCGGAGGATGACGAGGCGGAAGCCGCCGTGTCCAAGGCGGTGGATGTGGCCAAGTCCCGCCGCAGCGCCCTGGCGGGGTTTGCCGAGGCGAAGGAAGCCGCCCGCGCCGCCTGACGCCTAGGGCCGCCCGCCAGGGCGGCCCACCCTGCCCCGCCTGGCCCAGCGCCCGCGCCTGCACGGCTTGCCGTGTGGGCTCGCTGGCGTGTGCCTGTGCCTGCCTGTGTGCCTGCGTGTGCGCCTGATGCATGGTGCGGGACGGGGCGCAGGCGGTGGGCGTGGCGCTGAAGGTAGCGCGGATGTCACGCGAGCTGCTGGCATTCAAAACATCCGACAATTCATCCCCATGCGCCATTGCCTGGGGAATATCCGCAAGGATCATCCTGATGCCCAAAGTGATCGAGCAACGAATCCCTGATGACGTTCTGGCGCTGAGTCTGCCGGAGGTGGCGCGGGAGCCATATCTCCAGGCTATCGAGGCGATGAAGTCGCTGAATGACCTGATGCCGGGCACGCCCGAGTGGCAGGCGGCCTTCAGGAACGCGCTGGCGCTGAAGGAGGTCTTCGACCACCTGATGGCGAAGATCGGCGCCGATCGCGAGGCTCTGACCGCGAAGGTGATGCACTGATGTTTATCTCCAGGATTAAGCATCAGAATAAGGCGGGCGCGCGGGAGAACTGGCGCCTGGTCTACCGCTTGATGCGCATCGAGCTGCGCAAGGTCCATGAGCGGCGCATGATCAACACGCCCCTGCGGCTGTCCATTCGTGTGATGGACCAGTTGGATTGCTGTGCCGAGGGTGGTCTCGCCAGCGCGTCCCTGTTCGACCTGGCGCATAGTGCGTGGTTTGTGCGCAAGAGCTACTGGCGTCAGCGTGTGGTGCTGACCGAGAGGGAGCGGGCGCGCGTGAACCAGCGCGTGGTCCAGAGGCAGGCGGGGGCGCTGGTCGTCCGCGGGCGCGTCTAACTCAATCAATCACCCACTCAATCCCTAGGGGATCATCCTGTGGCCTATTCCATGTCTTCCATCCAGGGCATCAATCTGCGTGAGTTTCGCACCCCGATGCGTGGTGCGAGCGTGCGCCTGCGTCCCGAGCTGCCAGTGGGTGTGCTGGCGGACGTGCCCGAGAGGGAGTGCAAGCGTCTGAAGGGTCCGTCCTATGCGGATGGCCTGAAGCCCGAGCAGCGCCGGGCTCAGTATGACCGTGAGGTGGTCAAGGAGAAGATGGAGACCATCCTCTCCGTGAAGGAGAAGCGTGACCCGGTGGACCGGGGCAGAGCGTCGGACAGCCCGGACCCGAGGCGGGTCAAGGCTGCGGAGCGGCTGCTGAGCTACGGGATCAAGAACCCCACCAAGGGTGAGGTGGATGACGAGCTGCAGGCCATGAAGCGGGAGAGCAAGGCCCAGGAAGCCCTCACCGTTGCCCTGGAGGAGATGGCAAACAGGGAACGAGTGCGTCAGATGTTCCGGGAAGCCGAAGGGGCTCCTCAGTTCGAGCGGCGGATGGTGTGGCTCCATGCCCATCAGGCTCCGGTAAGGGGAGGCCGTAGGATGAGGTAAGAACAGGTTTACTTATGAGGGCCGAATGGCCCTCATCCTGTTCATGAAACTACTTACGGATACTCTAAATGCGCAATCCTCAGCGTCCGATCTCTGTCAACGAGATCCACCACCACAACGGCCACATCGTCACCCAGATCCTCTACCCCAAGGGAGTGGAGCGGTTCGGTCTCCGCCGTCAGATCACCGAGACCCGATATGAACGGGTTGGCAAGGTCGAGAAGACCGTCGATGCGGTGCTGGAGAGACTGAACCTTCAGTAATCAGAGGGCTATCTTGATCCTTCAAGATAGCCCTTATTTCGACCATTCGATATTCAAGCTCATTTTTGAATGGTCAGAATAAGGGCTATATCGACTGGTCGATAATCACATCGCTTTCTGAATGGTCAGTAATCAGCTTATATTGACCATTCATAAACCCAAAATCGCGGTTTTGGCCAATATTGAACCATCAATAACCGTATTTCGGCACATTCAGCCAGGAATTGGTGGTTTAACGAGCAATCATTAATCCTCTCCCTCCAATCCTGAAGGGATTAATGATTGTTTGTTATACTACTTCTGTAACAACCTAAATAGCTAGCTCGGAACCAAGAATAATGAGTATTCAATAACCCTATTTCACAGTTTTGAAGGTTCAGTATTACTGGTCTCTAAGGGCTGAGTTAGGGTGTGTCAGAAATAGGGTCTTCAGACACCCTCGCGGCACCCTCCCGCGCCCAATCTTATTTCTGAACCTTCAAGAACCTACTTCCCGATTGAACCTCCAACCAATCCACAGGCATCACCTGTCCCATGATCTTCCCCACGATCCCCACTCCGGTCATCCCGCCGCCGTCCTGGTTGGCGAGGCTCTCATCCACCAACCGCGACGAGCACTGGTTCTGGACCGCCCCGCGGCACGTCTTGAATGCTAAGGGCGGTGCCGCGTCCAAGCGCCTGCTGCCCAATGGCGCTCCCAGGCCCTACATGCGGAATGCTCGGATGCGTCGTGACGGCAACATCGTGCCGTCTCCGCACATGACCACCTATCGTCCTCGGCCGCGGGAGATCGAGCCCAGCGTGTGGATGGATCGTCGTGTGTTCTCCCTCTACCGCGCGCTGGTGATCCACTTTCGGGGCCACGAGTTCCCTGACCTCAACCTGCGCACCACCTCCACCACCCGCTTCGAGAACGGCGCCAAGGTGGTCGGCAAGCAGCGCATCAGCCTGATCCGGTGCCACTACCGGCACCAGGACCACGGGCGCTGCTGCAACCCCTTCTGTGTCCACTCTCCGGTGCCTTTCGCGGCCCTCCAGCCCCCCACCATCGACACCAGCGGCGTCACGGCTGCTGACGTGCGGGACGACATCCTCAGCTACACGCTGAGGCATCCTGAGCCCGACATCCCGGCCCTGTTCACCGAGTGGGAGGAGGTCGGCCTGCCCCCCGCCGTCATCCGGGAAGTCCTCTCCGATCCAGACTTCCGCCTGGACACCGACAAACCCTGGCGTGACGCCATCAAAGCCTGGCTCGGTATCCCCACCACCCCCTGAACCCTGGAGGCCCTCCACGACCCTCACACCCCTCATCCTCCGTGAGCTGCGACTGCTCCTCCGTCAGATCGAGGATGGCATCGAGCCCACCAACCAGGTGCTGTTCCAGGTCGTCTGGGAAGCCGTCCGCCTCACCACACCAACAGTAAACACCTAGTATTCGTCCACACGAATACTTGCCACCCAATCCGAGAGGATCCCTATGCTCAAGCTCACCCTGGCCCAGCGTGCCCGCCGCCTCCCCCGCTACTGCTCCGACAGCATCTGGATGCTGGTCGTCCGGGCCTCAAGCGATCTGCGCGAGGCCAACAAGGTGCCGGCGTGGGCCGGGGGCAAGGAGCATCGCCGCCTCGCCATGCACCACATGGCTTGCAGCATCAACCTCCTGCGCCGCATCGAACGCACCGCGGGCCTCACCGCTTCCTAATCCGCAAGGATCACCTGCCCCATGCACCACCTCACCGTCACCCCCGCTCTCCCTTCCCGCAACCCACCCACCTTGGAGGATCTCAAGGTAGGCCAGGTCGGGGAGATCATCTCCCAAACCTACAAGGGTCACATCGTGATGCGGACCTACGATGGTTTCGTGAGCCTGATGGACCCCGAGACCACCTTCGATACCCAAAACGGGCATCACCACCAGATCCAGATCGTCCCCGCCGGCACCACCATCAGCATCAAGCTGAGCGTCTGATCCATGTCCTACCAACACGTCTACCGTTGGCAGTCGCGCAACGGTCGCATGAACCACCTCCTCCAATTCAACAACGTCCCTTCGGGTGAGACCCCCGACAGCGTGGCGCGGTTCATGGGCTGGCCTGGTCATTCGGGCACCTGGCTGGCGCGCTGGTGGGACGATCTGAAGAAGACCTGGGACTGGTTCTGATGGACGCTCACACCATTAACGAGGCAATCCATGCTCTCGATGAGGGCATACCTCTGACCCAGGACGAGATGCAGGTTCTGCTGGCCTACTTGCTCAGGAGGGTCCGCGAACAATCGCGAATCCTTCAGGCTTTGGGTGCGGACATCGACAACCTCGCAGCCTGGTTCTGACACCCCTCTAATCCGCAAGGATCATCCATTCCATGACCACCATCACCATCCCCGCTCTCATCGAGCGCTGGACCTCCCCCGACGCGCCCCGCCTCGCGCAATGCACGCTCTACGATCCGAACAGCGACTGCTTCTGCGCGCAGGGCGACATCTTGCATCTGGCCGGGCTCTCGAAGGACTTTCTGAACAAGGCCCAGCAGCGCTGGGCAGATCAGGAAGTGGCCAACATCCTCGGCATCACCATCTTCGAGAGCATCATGATCCGGCGGGTCAATGATCACATCGGCACCACCTCGGCCGCGGAGTTCCTGGCCGACCCGATCAAGCTGTGCGGCCCGCACTATCCCTTCGCACTGAAGCTGGCGCATCTCGCGGAGACCTACCCGCTCCTCGACTACGACCCGATCACGGCGCAGGCTCGTTTCGCGTACCTGCCCTACGCCACTGAGGTCGAGGAATGCATGTGGCGGGCACTCCGTCACGACAACTACCCCATCATCTACGCCCTCACCCTGCGTGAAGCCGTGACAGACCTGCCCGGCTATGGGCACCGGGTTCTGGAGGCGCACCTGTGAATATCCAGGACATCATCGCGCGCTGGACCGGCCCCGACGCGCCTCGCTTCGCCACCTACACCCTCTTCGACGAAAACACATGCACTCACTGTGCGCAGGGTGATGTTCTGCATGTCGCCGGGTTCTCGGATGATGAGCTGATGCGCACCACCCAGGAGGAAGCCGAGGAGGCAGTCGCCCGTGTCCTCGGCATCACGCGCTTCGAGGCAGCGATGCTGGCCGCCGTGAACGACAGCGGGCGCAGCCCGGCTGACTTCCTGCGTAACCCCGCCGCCATGCTCGGCACGCATGGTGAGTTCGCTCTGAAGCTGGCTCGGATCGCACAGGACCACGCGCCTCACGCCGATTTCCACACCGAGATACGGATTGATGTGCGCAAGGCATTCCAGCGGGCCTGGAACACTCGCTGGAGGGGTATGCTGCGTTCTTCCTGGAACGACACCATCACCGTGGTGCTGAAGGACGACCACGAACTCTACGCCCTCGCCTTCATGGAGCACGAGCGGGGCGAGTCGGGTCTGGGTCATCAGATCCTGGGGGAGCTGCTGGCATGACCCGCTCCCTTCGCCTCCCGCGCCTTCGTCGCCTGGCTGAGCTGGCCGCGCTCGGCCCGTCATGGACCTACCCGATCTCGGACGCGAAGTGCTGGCAGCTCCTGGAGCGGGGGCTGGCTGACTATGACGGCCGCGGCTGGCGGATCACGCCCGAGGGCAAGGAGGCTCTGAAGAATGCTGCAAACTAAACTCCCTCCGCTGACCGTCTACGCACTGGCTGCAGCAATGTGTGGCATCCCTCCGATCCCTCCGATGCGGCGTGAGCGTTACTACGCTCCGCCTGTCTGGACACCTCCCGCGCCCAAGAAGCGGGTGAACCCGAAGAAGGCTGCGCAGAAGGCACAGCGCATGGCGCGGAGAGCGAACCGCAAATGACCCAGCAAATGGGCAAAACCCGCCTCATGCTCCAGCACGTCATCGAAGCGTTGGCTCGGGGCGATGTCGTCTACATCCAGGACAACACTACGGGCGAATACGTCCGCGTGGTGGGCGTAACGCCCCAGCCGAAATAACCAACCCTCCAACCCAATCCGCAAGGATCAAACCAACATGCAAGTCGTCCGCGTTCAGTTCCCCTCCGGCCCCAACAACTACGACTATTTCGCCCCGCCGGGGGACAAGCCCGAGATCGGTGATTTCATCATCACCAGCTTCGAGGAATGTGTCCGCAACCGCTTCAACGGCTTCGAGGATGTCCGGGAGCCCAAGTTCGCGACCGTCATCGGCCTGGCCGTCGAGGGTGCGAAGCACAAGGCGACCAAGCCCTACCTCATGCTGGTGTCCAAGAAGCTGCTGCACGCCCGCAAGGTGCTGCGCGACCAGATCATGGCGGTCGAGGTCGCACGCAAGGACGCCCGCACCAAGCTGAAGCAGATGATCGAGGACCAGGCCGAGATGCAGGTCTTCGAGAACCTGGCGAAGACCAACCCGGAAGCCGCCCAGCTCCTGGAGATCCTGCGGCGCCCGGCTCCGCAGGCGATGCTTGATGCCTCGTAAGCTCTCCCCACAGCCACACCCGGATTACGACCGAGTGTTCGGCCTCATGCACAAGTGGCGGAAGGAGGGTGCGATGTGGACGAAGGACATCGCCTACGCTGCTGGCCTGCCCACCCCGCGCGCCCACCTGGTCCTGAAGGGTCTGCTCCGGCGGGGCAAGGTGCGCCGCGTGGCGTCGGGCAATCCGGTAAGCTGGGAAGTGGTGGATCAGTCATGAGCACCTACTCCGCCCACATCGCCTACCCGACCGACGACAGCACCCCCTGCGCCTGCGGGAACTGCGACTGGAAGGGTCCGCTGGAAGATCTCGGAATCATTGGCGGATGTTCCCTCAACCCCGGATGCCCATCTCCGGCGGGCCGCTGCCCCGCCTGCGACAGCCTGGCATATCTGGATCGTCCAGAGGACCGGGTGTGGGACGAGCGCATGTCCCTGCTCCTGCTGCTGGAGGGCGGGCCGACCAAGCTGCCCGACTTCCTGAACTGGATCGCGGATCGTCTGGTCCACGTCCACGGCGAGAACCCGAACCTCGACTACATCCTGTCCCTGCGTGATCGGGCGGAACTGGCGAGGGTCATCCTAGGCAGGATTCATGAGAATGGCTGACATCCTCACGTCCTTCATGAACTGGGCGGACAAGAGCGAATACGGCGATGGCTACTCCGTGCTCCTCACCCTGGCCGATGGGCGGAGGCTGGATGTGTCGCCCCATCGCCCGAAGGATGGGGTGGTCCACTGCGAAGTTATTGCTGAATACCACGGCGCCCAGCCGATCTGCATGAGCCGCAAGGTCATGTTCATCGCCCTGGACAAGATCATCAGCGTGGAGATTGCGGAATGAGCAACCTAGCCCACCCGCCCTACACAGGCTGGACGGTCGAGGATTCCAACGCCGCACTCCGCGAGGGCTGGGACATCTTCAGCGCCACCTCCGACGCTGGACCGTTCCAGATCCAGCGTGTGGACGAGACTGAGATCTTCGCTGACGATCAGGGTGCCTGGGAACACTTCGTCCACCTGCTCCACCTCCACTCCCCACTCCACCTCCGCGCACTGCGCTTCCTGCGGGAACACAACCCACAGGAGATCACCGCGATCGAGCAGCACACAGGAACGAACCTGTCATGAGCGACCCCAACGAGATCCTCCTCTTCCACGATTCGGAAGCCGAGGGCTGGAAGCACTCCATCCTGTTCGGCTCCGACTGCTCCCGCGGTTGGTTGCTGGAGTGCGACATGGAGGACGAGAAGCTGATCTCGGCCTTCACCCCGGCGGGGCACGACCCGCTGTTTCTGATGCAGGTCGAGGGTCCGGTCCAAAACCACCTCCAATACAGCACCATCCACATCCAGGTGGAGCGGGATGATGTGGAGTGGGACCCGACCACCCGCACCCTCACGATCCGGGATGTGCCGCTGTGACCCACCTCCCCATGCTCACCGAGGGCATCTGCCCTCATTGCGGCAACGAGTGTGACCGTGATTCCGCGAATGTCGGGGTGGGCATCATCTACGGCCCCTATGGCTGCCCCTGTGGCTGGTCCGAGAGCGAGGAATACGACCACCACGCTGGCAACGGCGGTTGGCAGGAGGACGGCAGCTACACCGACACGATGGGCAATCTCTGGCCCAAGGACAACATCGTCATCCAGATGATGCGGGCGGCTGAGGAGAGGACGGCGACATGACCACCACCAGCACCTGGCCCGACCCCAACAAGCCAGGCGTGCCGCTCAACCCTGTGCGACCCGGTGCGCATGTGCTGCGAAACCGTCTCTCAGGGAAGGAGCGCACATACTGGTGGGAAGGTCCTGAACGGGGGCCTGTCCACGGGGCTTGGTTGGACTTCACCGTTAAACGGTGTGCCCACGACTATGATTATGTCGGCCCCTGCCTCACTCCGGCCGAGGCCCAGCAGGTGCGGGTCCAGGCTCTGAAGGAGGCGGCGGATATCGCACGCAGCCACCTGAAGGACACCAGCCAGCTCCTGAGCAACCCTCCGCAAAGTCACGCCGCCTGGCGCATCCGCGTGGAAATCGAGAAGCTGATATGACCCCCGACCTGCGCGGCGAGGCCCTCACCTGGGCGAACACCATCGGCCTCATCAACATCATCGGCCGCAAGGACGAGGAATCCGGCGGCGCCCACGCTGACGAGTATTACAGCGCCGTCCTCTCCATCAACCTCCAGGAGCTGGAGCGCTTCCTCGACCGCGTGACCAACACCCCACCCACCATCTGCGAGAGGATCAAGCAATGGCTCGGATTCTGATCGTCTGCTCTGAATGTGGGTCCACCGATGTGACCCGCGACGCTACCGCGTCCTGGGACTTCAACTCCCAGACCTGGGAGCTGGCGGGTGTTCAGGATCAGGGCTCCTGCAACGAGTGTGGCGAAGAACGCAGTCTGGAGGAGATAGAGCCGCCGGAGGCGGAGGACGCCTATGCCCTTCTCCGGGCTGTGAGGCAGGCCGCGGATGGTGAGCTGACCGACACCGAAGCCCAGAAGGTGCTCCATGACACAGGCTACTGACCGCCAGGCCCTGCTCGACACCTTCCTGACCGAGCACGGCTTCAACCAGGGCGACATCCTGGCCGCGGCCAGTCGCCTGAACCCCACACCCGAATGGGCGGTGGATAAGGCACGCGACCAATACACCTGGTTCAATGACAACATCGAGCTGCTGGAGACGCCCCTCGGCTCCGAAGGCGATAACGGCTGCTGGGTCGCCGCCTGGGTCTGGGTGGAAGCACCCGAGGAAGAGGACACCGAGGAATGAGCAAGCCCCCCTTCATCCACAGCTTCCTCGACTGCAGCACCTGCCACATCACCAAGGCCGACACCGAGCTCTTGGATGCTTGGGCAGCCGCATCTGACGATGAGACTGCCCTGGCACCACCCTATCGGGTGATCAAGCATCTCTACGGTTGGTTCGTCCACGTCCGCCTGGAAGGGTCTGCCGATGGCAGCGAGGATGCCGACCGCCTGGAGTTCGAGGCTAATGCAAAGGAAGACGGCATCAGTGATGCCTTCTTCGCCCTGCAGGCCCTAGCCCGCGAGCACGGCTGCTGGTGGATCAACCTCGACGCCGATGCCGACACCATCGAAACGCTGCCCACCCATGACTGGTAAGTGGAATCGTTCCTGATCATTCAGGAACGATTCCACCAGTCGCCACCGGCTCACCCCGACTGATATCAATCCCCCGCCAATCCGTGAGGATCATATGCCACCCACCCCGCTCATCAGGGACGCCCTGAAGCAGAGCCGCGACCTGATCACGGCTCTCTGGGAAACCCTCTGCGCCATCCCCGGCGCCAGGATCACCGGAGGCGATCGCGCCCTGGTGGCCGACACCCAGGAAGTCATTTCCGTGGCCCTGAAGGGGCGCTGATTTCCTTCAATCATTCAATCCTTCAGTGGATCATTCATATGAATCCTTCCCACAAACCGCGGGGCCTAACCACGCTGCCTCCCGAGCGCCGCCGCGAGATCGCCTCCCTGGGCGGCAAGGCCATCCCTTCCGAGAAGCGGGCCTTCAGTGTTGACCGCGAGCTGGCCAAGCGCGCCGGGCACAAGGGAACCCTCGTCGCCCAGGCCAGACTCCGGGAACGGAAGGCCCGCATTAAGGAGGATGACGCCCGCCGCCGCCGGGAGCGCGACGCATGACCGTCATCGTCCACGTCAACCGCAACACGATCGCCTCCAACGCGAAGCACCTGACCAACGAGCCCCCGCTGATCATCCGCCGGGGCTCCAAGCGGGAATACGCCCACGAGGTGGAGCTGATCGGCCCTGCCAAGATCATCCACTCCCCGCACAACCCGCTGAGCTGCGGGGCGCGGGTCTGGATCGAGGCGGCTGACGCCAAACCCTGCTGACTTCGATCAATCAATCCATCACTGGATCATCCAAATGCGCCCCAACGACATCAAGCTCGAAGACCTCAAGCACGGCGACAAACTGGTCGCGGATGACGGCTTCACCTGTCTGAAGGACGGCGAGGTGTGTCCCGTCTTCGGGGAGGGCACCGACCTGTTCGTCCACTGCTCCCACGGAACCCATTACCTCGACGGCCAGCTCCAGGAGGATGGGACGATCATCGGCTTCAAGCGCGCCTAATTTCCCTCACTCAATCCATCACTGGATCATTCACTCACATGGACAAAACCACCACCAACTCCGTGCGCCAGGTGCTCATGAACGAGCTCGGCCTGACGCGCGAGAGCATCCGGCAGCACGCCGAGCAGATCGTCGTGGACACGGTGCGGGCTCACCTGAGCACCGACCGCATCGAGCAGATCGTGAAGCGCACCGTCATCGAGAGCCTGCTGGCCAGCTACTCGGTCAAGCGGATCATGACCGAGATCGACACTACGGCCCGCCGTGAGGTCCAGGAGCTGATCCGCAACAACGTCAAGATCACGGTCTCGGCGCCGTGAGCGGCCCCTTCCGCCCGATGCTCGCCGCCCCGGCCAGTATCGCTGACCTCCGCTTCCCGCTCTACGGCTCGGCCAAGATCGACGGGCTCCGCTGCCTGGCCATGGGCGGACGGGCCATGTCCCGCTCCATGAAGCCCCTGCCCAACCGCCACCTGCAGGCGCAGTTCGCGCAGTACGCCGATCTGCTGGAGGGCCTGGACGGCGAGATCGTGGTGGGAGATCCCGCCGCGCCGGATGTCTATCGCACCACCAGCAGCGCGATCATGTCGGCCGATGGTGAGCCCGACTTCCGGTTCCTGGTGTTCGACCTCTGGAACCACCCCGGCACCTACCAGCGGCGCCAGGTCAGCCTGGGTCTCTGGACCACAGAGGCTCCGCCGCCCTTCGTCGAGATCATCCCGCAGAAATTCCTGCGTGATGTCGAGGCGCTCGACGCTTTCGAGTCCATGCTTCTCGACCACGGCTACGAGGGCGTCATGCTCCGGTCCCCGGATGGCCCCTACAAGCAGAACCGCAGCACCGTCCGCGAGGGCTATCTCCTGAAGGTGAAGCGCTTCGAGGACGCCGAGGCCGAGATCGTCGGCTTCGAGGAGGAGATGCAGAACACCAACGAGAAGGTCCGCGACGAGCGGGGTCTCGCCAAGCGCTCCACCCACAAGGCGGGCAAGGTGGGCAAGGGCACCATGGGCAAGCTGATCGTCCGCGGCCTGCCTGGCACCCGCTTCGCCGGCGTCGAGTTCAGCCTGGGCATGGCGGTGGACCAGAAGGAATGCGACCGCCTCTGGTCCATCCGGGACAGTCTGATCGGCCAGATCTCGACCTATCGGTTCTTCCCGATCGGCTGCAAGGACAAGCCCCGCCACCCGCAGCACCACGCCATCCGCAGCCGCCTGGACATGGCCGCGTGAGCCAGCGCGTCACCATAGCCACCCTCCTCCTCGGAGGGTGGCACCAGGTCTCGAACGCCACGGGCGTCTGGTGGTGCCACCCGAAGATGATCGGCAGCGTGAGCTTCACCGAGGCCGCGAAGCTCTACAAGGCGGGATTGAGAGATGAGTGACATCAATCAAGCTGACTGGCGCCGCCGCAAGCGCGAGTTCAAGAAGGCGAACCGACACCGCAGAGGTTGGACGGGTAGCAACAAGTCGCTGCACACCCTGGCGAGGTTGGGGAACCTTCGGCTCAACCGCCGCACCTGGAGGATGGAGAAGCGCGTCTGCCTCCACGACTTCCAGGGCTGGCGTGAGTTCGAGGACGGCCGTGGCGGCGAGCAGGTCTGCACCAAGTGTGGCCTCGGTGCCATGGCCTGGACGCTGGCGAATGATCCGTGGATTTGATGAATGATTGACCTCACTCAAGCACGCCAGCGGTTCCACGAGGAGTTCGCCAAGGCGGTTGCTGCCCAGATCAACGAGTTCGACGCTGAGCAGATGACCCGCGACATCCTGGCCGACCTCAACGCCCAGAAGCGTCAGGTCATCGGTGCCATGCTGGGTATCGAGAAAGCCTTCGGGGAGTGGCGCGTCGATCGGACCAACGGACGAACCTCCCTGGTCGGGGAACTTGTCACCAAGTCTGTAAACGAGAGCACCCTGCACGCCTGGCTGGCTGAAGCTCTCCGGGAGATCCTGGCCAGCTCCAGCGAGAGGCTGAAGAAGCAGTACCTCTCGGCCATCAAGAAGGACTTCGAGGCCCAGCTCCAGCAACAGCTCCAGAGCATGGCCTGGAAGACGGCCCATGACGCCGCCGTGGCCATAGCTCAGCAGGTCAAGGCGGAGCTGATGTCGGAATACGCTCCGGCTGACTGACTTCAATCACTCAATCCGCGAGGATCAACAACATGCGAACGACTCTCATCCACAACGAGACCGACCACCAGCCGCCGAACCACCAGGCGTTCACGGCCGCGCTGGGTTATGCCGCGACCTGGGCCATGCAGAGCGCCAGCTACCCCGTGGCTGTGCTGCATGTCCTGCCCGATGGCGATATCTCGGCCTGCTACTATGACACCCTGGAGTGGCGGGGCGTCCGCCCGAAGTTCGCCATGCTAGGCGTCCGCGACCACGACGCCGGCAGCTACAGCTTCCACTCATGAGGAACGAAGCCAACCTTGACCCACACAAGGTGCCAGTTGAGGCGGGCGACTGGCACGCCCAACGAACGGATGAGGAACCACGATGCGGAGCGGACCAGTGGCGCACCCGCGACCGCAACGAGGTGACTTACATGCATGAGATGACCGACTTCCACCTTGGACACTGCATCCGTTTCGCAAGCACCAAGCAGCAGCACGCCAGTCGCCTCAGCTCGCTACTGGCCGAACGCGCCCGCCGTGGCAACTGATTGACCGCGTTCAATCACTCATGCAATCATTACCGAGCATTCGGTAATGGAGCACTCCGTGCAGACCATCACGCTGGCCTCCCGCAAGGGAGGCGCGGGCAAAACCACCCTGGCGACACACCTCGCCGTCGAGGCTGAACGGCTCGACGGCCCGGTGGCCATGATCGACCTGGACTCCATGCAGTCCCTGACGAAGTGGTGGGATGTGCGGGAGGCTCAGACCCCCGCCTTCGTCCGCCACGCCGATCTAGCAGCCACGCTGACCCAGCTCCGGGGCCTGGGCTACAAGACGGTGATCATCGACACGCCACCCTCGATCGACCCGCTCGTGGCCGAGGCGATCCGCCTCTCCGACCTGGTGATCATCCCGGTCCAGCCCAGCCCCAACGACCTCCGCGCCATCGGCGTGACCATTCGTCTGGTGGAGGATGCTGGGAAGCCGATGCAGTTCGTCGTTACGCGGACAAAGCACCGCGCCCGTGCGAACCAGCAGGCTGTCGAGCTGCTCCAGACCCACGGCCCTGTGTGCAAGCAGTTCCTCACTGACCGCGAGGACTACAAGCGCGCTATGAGCGTCGGGCAAACGGCGCCGGAAATGGAACCAAAGGGTCCCACTCCGACCGAGATCAGTGCAATCTGGAGCGGAGCAAAGGCCCGCATGGGTAAGGTGGCGGTGGTATGAGCAAGAAGCCGGTGGTCCTGACGGGCCTGGAAGTGCCTCCGAAGGTAGAGACTGCACGGGCCGGAAGGGACGCGAGGGTCTTCGTCTCCTACCGACCGACCATGGATGTCCACGACAAGCTCCGGGCCTTGAGCTACCAGACCCGGAGGCCGATCCAACAGCTTGTGGATGAGGCTGTGGTGAAATTCCTGCAACAGATCGAGGGAACCTGAATGTCCGACCAACCCGACAACCTAACGCTGGTCATGCTGAGGCGCATCGACCAGAAGATGGATGACGTGCGAGCTGACGTGCGGGAACTGAAGGAGCGGGTCGGCCGTCTGGAGGAGATCGCCTCTTCCATCAGCCGCCGCATCGACCGCACGGGCGACCACATCGACAGGATCGAGCGCAGGCTGGATATCAGCGAGGCGCCCTCCAGCCCGCACTGATGCCGCGGAAGATCGCTGCCCCTCCGCCGAAGGAGGGAGGCTTCTACTGGATCAGGCTGAAGCACGGGCTCTGGCCACCCGAGGTGGCCAAGCGCCAGGATGGTCAGTGGATGCTGACGGGCCACGATGAGCCCTTCCACGACCGGGAAATCGAGATCCTGGGCGCCGAGCTAAATCCACCGCGGATCTGAGGAGGGCATGAATGAGCTGCGGCACGTCCCCATGGCGCCCCATCGAAACCGCGCCGCGTGACGGGACCTTGATCGACATCTGGTGTGATGGCGAGCGCCTACCGGATTGCTGCTGGGACCCACACGGGTTCGGCAATACAGGATGGCAGCAGAAATATGCTGAGGTGCCCAACTTCTTCCCCATAAATGGGACGCCGACGCACTGGATGCCTCGGCCGGAGGCACCCAGGATCTGACCCTCAGCTAGCGTTCGTGCGGAAGAGGCCGAGCGACCCCGATTGGTCGATCCCAACCCGGAAGTGTCGAGGCTTACCCTCCTCCAGCACGACTTCCTGCTCGACCAGGGCGTTCGGACACATCGCGCTTGTGTTGGAGGCGCCGAGGATCACGCCCCCGACCGGGGCGTGTATCGTCACCATCTCCCCGGTATTGATCCGCCCCGCCGCCTCGCCATTGACGTAGAGGGTGGTGGTGCAGCCGCCGCCCCCAAAACCTGTGTCCCGCCGCACCACCACAGGTGCGGTGCCAGGCGCGGCAGCCTGGAACTGCCCCACCGCCATAACTGGCTTGGCATCGGCCAGGGAGATCGGGGCGCTGGAGCACCCCGCGAGCAGCCCGACTGCGATCAGCGCCCCGAAAATCTGCATCCTTCGCCCCAATTCTTGAAGGATACAGATTAGCTCCAGCTCGGAAATGCGCCAGACCCACACCCCGCCAGGCACGATAACTCATGCTTATCGTTCTCACGCCCTAAGTACGTGCGGCTCGCCGCATTCTGGTGGCCCAAATCGTTTCTGATCATTCAGAAACGAATCCACAGCTTCTTTTCCCACTCCCGGTAGGGAACATCCGCGACATGCAAGACATCACCTTCGAGATGCTGACGACCGATGTGGTCGTGCAGCATGAGCCGATAAACAGCATCACCTGGCCCGATGGCACCACGGTGTTCTGCGGCAAGCCCGAGGACGCTCTGCGGATCGCGCAGTTCTGGCGCGCGGCGATCGGCCTGCGGGCCATCACCGGAGGCCCGCCGGTCAACCCCGCGATGACGCTGCTCCAGGAGTTCGCCATCAAGGCCAACAAGCTGATCAACACTGGCCCTGATCCGCTGCCGCCGAGCGTCCGCGCCTACATCAACCAGGGCGACAAGATCGGTGCGATCAAGGAGCAGCGCAACCTGTCCGGGATGGGGCTGAAGGAAGCCAAGGACGTGGTTGAAGCGAACTGGACCCTGTGATGACCGACCTCACCGACACTCAGCTCGCTGAGCTGACCGAAGCCCGTTCGCAGGGCGTGACGACTCTCCGCCCCACCGTTCCCGCCCTGGAAGCTCTGCTGTTCGAGCCGATCCCGGTGCTCGACCATGGCTTCATCCGCGTGGTCGATTACATGGGCGACGACAGTGCCGTGGTGCAGGCCGCCCGCGTCTCCTACGGCCGCGGCACCAAGGCCGTGAGCGAGGACCGCGGCCTGATCCGCTACCTGATGCGTCACTGGCACAGCACGCCCTTCGAGATGTGCGAGATCAAGCTGCATGTGAAGCTGCCGATCTTCGTGGCGCGGCAGTGGATCCGGCACCGCACCGCCAATGTGAACGAGTATTCGGCGCGCTACTCGGTGATGGACCGTGAGTTCTACATCCCCGAGCCGCAGCACCTGGCCGTCCAGTCCTCCGACAACAAGCAGGGCAGGGGCGATGTGCTGGATCAGGACACTGCACAGGTGGTGCGGCAGATCCTGATGAGGGATGCTCATCAGAACTATTCCGACTATGAGTTTATGATCGGCCCCGAGGAAAAGTGTGGCGCCGGCCTGGCCCGCGAGCTGGCCCGGATGAACCTCACCCTCAACACCTACACGCAGTGGTATTGGAAGGTGGATCTCCACAACTTCCTGAACTTCCTGCGGCTGCGCGCCGACGCCCATGCTCAGTACGAGATCCGCGCCTACGCCGAGATCATGATGCAGATCCTCCGGGCCTGGGCGCCGATCACGGCCGAAGCGTTCTGCGACTACCGCCTGGGTTCCTTCACCCTCTCGGCGCAGATGCTGAAGGTGTTGCGCCGCCGGATGGATGGCCTCCCCGTGGACCAGGCCAGCTCCGGCCTGAGCAAGCGCGAGTGGCAGGAGCTGTGGGAAACGCTGGCGTGACCACCGAGCAGTTCCCCTACGACATGCGGGCACTCGGCTGGTCTGACCAACGCCTGGCGAACAAGCTGGGCACCACCCGTCAGACCGTTCGCAAGTGGCGCTTGGGTATATCCCCGGTGCCGCCGGAGGTGGCCCGCTTCGTGCGGGAATGTTGCCTGGCCCTTGCACATGTTCGCCCACCTGAGCGGGCGGCGAAATGGTCTGGAGTTTGGAACTGATGACCGTGAAATTGTATCGCCACAAGAAGCGCGGCGGCACCTACCGCATCCTTCATCACGCCATGCTGCAACTGGATGGGCCGCACGACAACGCCCTGATGGTTGTCTACCAGGACGTGGATATGCTGCGCGTCTGGACCCGCCGGGAAGATGAGTTTCTCGACGGTCGCTTCGAGGAAATCGTGGTGCCGGAGCCAGAGCCACCACATGCTCCGGTCAACAACGCCTGGCAAGAATACCGCGGCGACTTCGACAGCATGTCCGATGAGGAGATCGCTGAGGAGGTCAGGTCTGCAGAGACGCAGTTGGATGAGGCCGAGAGCTGGCTCGAAGCCGTCCACTCCTGGGAAGCGGCCGGGAAGCCGAGGAACCAGTCATGAGCACGCCCACGGATGCGGAGATCAAGTCGCGCGCCGTCGATCTGGAACAGTGCGCCTTATTTGTCGATAGCAAGCCGATTGCTCGGGCAATGACGGACGGCGCGGCAACTCTCCGCGCCCTCCTCACCGAGCGCGCCGCCCACGCCCAAGCGGTCGCGCAGGCTCGGGAGGGGATCAAGAAGGCATCGGCAAAGTGTGAGCAGCTTGCAAGCGTGATTAAGCCAGGGGACGGCAATCTCGCCGCAGCATGGGCGAATGGTTGTGACGATTGTCAGAGAGCGATCGAAGGTATCGCCCTCATCCCCACGCCCAGCCAGGAGGACCGGACATGAGCAAGAAGAACACGCCGAAGCAGCACGCCCGTGTCGCGGCGGAGGCCCATACCACGCTCGTCCTCTTTGCCTCGGTCGAGAGGATGCTTGAGAGCAACGTCTATGGCGTGCCTGCTCGCGCTACTGCCGCCAAGATTATCGCTCTCTGCCAGCGCGAGCAGGCGAGGCAGCTTGCCATCTACGATGACGCAACGGCGATGGTGGAGGCCCGCACCAATGGCTGATGCCATGACGCTGACGGTGGAGCAGATCGCGGAGATTGAGCAGTATTACACGGCACCGTGGACGCCAAGCACGCCTCCGCTGAGCCATGACAACATTCGCGCCCTCTGCGCCCTCGCCCGCGCGTCGTTGAGCCGCACGGAGGTGCAGGGGGTGGAGGTGGCAGAACTGGAAATCCGCAAGCGGCAGGTGGGTCTCCTGGCGAACTGCCTGTCACACATCCAGGGCAGCCCCATTGCGCCAGAGCCGATCCGCGTTGCTGCTACAGCCGCGATTGTCGGGGCGAGCGAACTCACGAAGGAAATCGCAGCCCCACCCCCTCCTGCCCCTGCCCTGGAGCCGCGCCATGACGGGTGAGAGCAAGTGGCCGGACCCAAATCGGCCGGGCGTGCCCCTCAACCCCGAGCGGAAGGGCTGCCACTACCTGATCCACCCCAATGATCTGGATGATGGCCTGGCCGGTGCGATGCCTGCCTACTGGAACGGCACGAGCTGGTGGCTCATGGCCACCTCCAGGCCGATCCCTAGCAGCGAGATGGGTTCCTACACCTACCGCGGAGCCTGCCCCACGGCGGGGTTCCTGGACTATCTCCAGGCCACGCTCGAAGTGGATATCGCGATCGCTTCTGAGAAGAACGCGATCGCGGACCATGACGCCGAGGAACCTCACACTGCCTGGGAAGCAGGACACGCTTACGGCCTGAAGGACGGCGCCGAGCTGGCGCTGGCTCGGCTGAAGGGACTGAGGACATGAGCGACAAACCCGACCAGTTCCGCCGTCTACTCGTGACTGGCGAGCCCTGGCTGAAGATGTGCCAAGACTGGCGGGCCAGCTACCTGGCCGCCAAAGAGGCTGGGCGTCAGTTCGTCGAGGCGATGGGCTCCACAGGCGGTTACGAGAACCTGGACACGCACAAGCTGTCTGGGGTCTACGCCATGCACCCGACCCCGCCAGGCTGGAGGCTCGTCCGCGGCAAGCAGGGGAAGCCCGACTACATGGTGCCGCACGACCGCGCCCGCGATAAGGCGCAGAAGGCGGCGGGGATCGAGGCCAGGAAGGCGCTGGACGCCCTGCCAGGCGCCGATAACCTGCAGCCCATCGCTGAAGCTATCGGCGTCCCACGCAACGTCAACTGGCACACGCCAGGATACGTTCGCCCCTGCGCCGAGAATGGCTGGAAGAGGGAAGGGGGTTGGGGCAACTCGGCCGCAGGAGATTCCTGGAGCTTCTTCTTCAACCCCATCCAGATGACCTGGTTTGGCGAAACCTTCGTCATCTGTGGGCCGAACACCACGAGGCAGATCGCCAAGATCCGCGAGGAACACCCCGACGCCGTTATCACTGAAGGGGAATGGCCGCCGCTCCCCGAGGGTCTGCGCGAGATCACCGAGGCGGAGCACGACCTGCTGCGCGCCCAGTGGAAGGTGGAACAGGAGCGGGCCAAAAGCATTCCTGAACCTTCATAAACGATTCCACCTCTACACGGGTCCGTGAGGGAGGATTATCCATCCACTCAATCCTCACGGATCACCGACCCAATCCCTTCGGGGATCATCTCACATCCACAACAGGAACATCCCCTTGCTCAATTTCTTCAAGTCCAAGCTCTCCGACCTGGAAGCCGCAGCCTCTCGCTTCAACGACCGTGAGACGGCCGAAGGCATTGTCGCCGTGATGACCGGCACCGCCTATGCCGATGGTGAGCTGGAAGAGTCCGAGAAGAAGAAGCTGGTCGGCGGCTTCAAGATCAACCCGATCCTGAAGCAGTATGACCAGAGCATCCTCTTCGCCAAGCACCGCGAGCTGGCCGAGCAACTGGAGTTCGACGTGGACTCCGGCTTCGACGCCTGCCTGAAGGAGCTGCGTGATGTCGTCTCCCGCGGCGCCAGCGAGGAGAAGCGCATCGCCATCATGCGGATGGGTGTCGCGACCGCCAAGGCGGACGGCGAGATCGAGCCTGCCGAGCGCACCTTCCTGCTGAAGTGCGCCAGCGTGCTCGGCGTGGCAGCCGATCAGGTCGGCCTGTAACATGCGTCTGCTGATGGCGGCGATCTTCGCGATCGCCGCCCTCGCTACCTTGATGGACTTCTCCAGCAAGGTGCTCTCCATCGCATCAGACGGCCTGCTGATGATCCTGCTGAGTTTCGGGGTCGTGCTGATGTATCGGCTCCACAAGGCCGAGGTCGCCAAGTTGAAGGCGAAGCAGTCAGCTTCGTAACTTCCCCTTTCCTGCAAAGGAACATCCGATGCCCATCTTACCGCCCTGGGTGCGGGCGCTCACAGTGGTGCTCCTTCTCCTGGATCTTTTGGTCCAGATGTTCTTGGAGCAGTTCAGCTTCATCCTGCACCTCTTCCTCGTCGTCTTCCTGATCGACGAGCTGATCGCTGCCCGGTGGACCCGCGATGGACCGTAACCCCAGGGAACGCATCCAGGAGCTGCTCGAAGCCATCAACCGCGAGGTTGAGCGGCGGCGGGCTGCGGAGCAGCGGGTCAGGGAGCTGGAGGAGCTGTTCCAGATCAACAAGTGAAACCCTCGCTCCATCCCACTCAGCAAGCCTACACCGAGCCGGGTTTCATCTTCCGCTACGACATGGAGAATTGCCCCGAAGGCACCAAAGTTCTCCTGCTGACCGATCAGGGCATCGCCGTGATCGGTCACTACACCCGAGGGACCAAGGGCTACAAAGCCTACTTCCCGATGCCGAAGCGAGATCGAGATCGTGAGTCTCAGGGAAGTTAGGGAGACCATTGCGTTCGCTGGGGGCCGATTGGACCTCAGCGACCAGGCTCTCCAGCGAGCGCTCACCGATCCGAACCTGCGACTGGTCAAAGAGACCAACTGGCCCTTCGGCAAACCACTGTTCTGGGTCGGGCTGCGGGTCGTTCGAGGTAAGATACCGAAGAAGGGCGCTGGAGAAGGGAAGTTCTCCACCTTCTACTTCGGTCCCAACGAAGAGAACGCCGACGCCATCCTCACGGTGGCCGCTCTCATCCGCTCCTAAGTCTTTCCTGATTATTCAACAACCATTCGGTCTCTCGCTTCGTGAGAGATCAACGGGGAAACTCGTCCAATGGATAAAGACCAACGCATTGATCAGTTGACCCACCTCTGCCACCTCCTCCACACCAGGCTTGAACGGTCGCTGACGCAGAGTGCTCTCAAAAGCAAAGTGTGGAAGGACTTCAACCAGGAGTTCACGGCGGTTCTCCTGGGCAAGACGGAGAATGTGAGCGGGACCCAGCGTCTGCTCGCTGACCCTAAGCTGAAGACGATCCGCCAACTGATCCCCGACCACGAATACCTGGAGCAGACGATCACGCTGTTCCGCGGTTCCACCGCGCTGCTCGATCCCGAAGATCCCGCTCCAGTCGCCGTCGCCACTGTTCGGAAGCTCGCGGACAAACTTGAAGTCCTGCTCGACAAATAATCCGAAAGGATCATCACATGAATAACGAAGATGTCGTCGGTCATTGGGTCCGACAGAGCAAGCCCCGAGCGAAGGGGCACAACGTTTCCTTTGAAGGTGATAAGCTCTACTCCTACTGGACGCTGATCGCCCGACGATTCGAGACGCCGAAGGGTGTCTGTCTCCTCGTTACCAACCGGCGCTACGGTCCCACCACGGACAAGCAGATCCGCTACATCGGTTGGGATCACCCGCGCTTCAACGTCCCCGACCTCGATGTGCTCTGGGGCCACCAGAAGAACCTGGCCTTCTTCAAGACCGAGTTGATCACGCTGAAGGTGAGCCTGGAAGCGCGCCGGATGAGCAGCGCCCGCCTGTCCGATCGCCGTCAGATCGACGATCTGAAGGATAAGGTGCGCCGCTATTGCGACCAGTTCGACCTGGAGCTGCCCGAAGAGTTCGAGGATGTCAGCGCCTACCTGGCTGAGAACCTGAGCGCGAAGACGCTCGTGAAGCTGGTGCAGGATCGGCTCGCGGCATGAGCGTCGAACTCCTCCTCGACACATGGCGGTCCATGTTCTGCGCCAGGGCCACGAAGTATCGAGGTGGCGTGGCCAGCAAGACATCCGTGGATCGCTGGGCGATGTATTTCGGTGACAAGCGCATCGCTCGCCTCGAATGGGCTCCCAACGGAACGCCGGTTCAGATCACCCTGCGTGACAACGATCTTCCGGCGACGGTGAAGTTCAATCAGTCGCTCAAGAAGATCGACATCGACAGGGGGATGGACTTCTTCTACGTCCCCAGCCTCGACATCACCCCAGGGCACCAAGTCCTCCACATGAAGGAGGAGATGAAGTCCCTGGCTGTGGCTCTGGGCAGGTCCAGAGACACCAGTATGCGGCACCTCACCATGACCCGCATCCGAAGTCAGTCCCTCCGCCTATACGAATACTGCAGGGTCTATCAGCTCCCCTACCCAGACGATGTGCCCGAACCCGGTGACACGCTGGGTGGATACCTGTCCTCCATCCTACCACCCAAGGCCCTGGCCCGACTGGTCCAGGAAGCTCTCGCTTAATCCGCAAAGGATCAACGACTATGAAGCTCTCGCAGCTCAAGCCCGCCCTCGACATCTTCTTCAGCCTGCCGCGCCAGCGCGTGCCGCTGATCCAGTCCTCGCCGGGTGTCGGCAAGTCCAGCACGGTCGAGCAGATCGCCAATGAGCGAGCAATGCGCCTGATCACCTGGCGCCTGGGACAGATGGACGCCTCGGAAGTCGGCGGTATGCCGGAGGTGAACAACCACCGGATGAGCTACGCCCTCCCGGACACCCTGCCCGGTGAGAACGACGCCCCCACGATCGTCTTCCTGGACGAGATCGCTGACGCGGAGCGCATGGTCTACAACGCCGCGGCCGAGTTCATCCTGGATGGCACCCTGCGCGGTGCTCACACCTTCAAGCTGGCGCCGCAGCACCGCATCGTCGCCGCCTCCAACCGCCTCTCCGACCGAGCCGGCGCCCGAGACCTCCCGAGCCACATCCGCAACCGCGTGGTGTTCATGGATGTCGAGACGGACATGGAGGAGTGGGTCGCCAACTTCGCCATCCCCTTCGGTGTCCGCGAGGAGGTAATCGCCTTCATCAAGCACCGTCCCCACCTGCTGGACCAGTTCAACCCGAAGGAGCGCAGCTTCCCGACGCCGCGCTCCTGGGAAGCTGTTTCCGACATGCTGCCTGGCCTGCTGAAGCTGCCGCAGGAACATCTCGGCCTCCAGTTCGAGATGGTCTCCGGTGCAGTGGGTGAGGGGGCCGCGACCGAGTTCACGGGCTTCCTGCGGCTGATCAGCCGGATGCCCGACATCGACGAGGTGCTGAAGAACCCGGAGAAGGCGCCGGTCCCGACCGATGAGGTCGCCATCATGTATGCGCTCTGCACAGCGCTCTCGATGCGTGTGACCAACGCCACTCGCGAGAACTTCTTCACCTACATGGGCCGTATTCCGCAGGACTTCGCCGTGATGGCGGTGAAGGACGCCCAGCGGAAGAACGTGTCCATCATGCAATGCCGCAATGGCATCAAATGGGCGACGGTCAACGCGCCCATGATGGTCTGATTTCAACCACTCAATCACTCAATCCGTCAGGATCAAACCCATGCCGCTGGATTCCACCATGTCGGACAGCACCACCCTCGCCAACCGCGTGCTGCTCATCTCCCTGAACATCCGCACCTTCACGGGAGAGAAGACGGATCGCCGCTTCTCCGAGGAGATCGCGGAGACGCACAATGCGGACGTGACCGATAGCGGGCGCTACCAGAAGAAGATCATCGGCAAGCAGGCGCTGGAGCGGATCAAGAAGATCGCCTCGGCCGCTCGCGCCCACCACTATGATGTGACGCTGCCCTGGACCGACGAGGGCGCCCGCTTGCTCTCGGTGGACGGTTATTTCACCTACATGGAGAAGATGCGGGCCTTCACCAGCCAGTTCGAGGCCGCGGTCGAGGAGTTCCTGCAGGCATATCCGCAGCTCATCGACCAGGCCAAGGCACGGTTGGGCGGGATGTTCGACCATGAGGACTATCCGCCCGTCTCTAAGCTGCGCGAGCGGTTCACCTTCCAGATCAACGCCAGCCCCCTGCCGGTGTCGAACAACTGGTTCCTGAACATCGCGGAGACCGAGATGGCGGAGCTGCGCCGCTCGACGGATCTGCGGGTGGAGCAGGCTGTGACCGAAGCCATGAAGGAGGTCTGGGGTCGGATCGCGGACAAGACCAAGAAGATGGTCGATAAGCTGACGGCCTACCGCGTGGACCCTGAGACGGGCAAGGTGGTGGACGGCATCTTCCGGGACAGCCTGGTCGAGAACATCAAGGACCTGGTGGATCTGCTGCCGACCCTGAACATCACCAACGACCCCGAGCTGGCCGCCCTGGTGCTGGAGCTGCGCGAGCTGACCCGCCACGACGCCTCGGCGCTGCGCGCCGACGAGGGCTTCCGCCAGGATACCGCGGCGAAGGCGAAGGCCATCTACGACAAGGCGGCGATGTTCCTGTGATGGACGACCTCAACATCCGCCTGGCTGTCCAGGCGGAGTTCTCCATCACTCTCGGCGTCTACGCCGGTCCTATCACCAAAGAGACCATCGCTGCACACGTAGCGGATCAGATCCAGGCGGCGGGAGGGGTCGAGATGTTCATCTCGAACTGGATCCTGGAGGAAGTCTCTTTGGACGATGGAACATCTCTCGCCAGCAGCGGGAAAAGCTGAGGCTCTGGGGCGGGCCACGGCCCGCCCCTCAATCCATAGAGGATCATCCCAATGTCCCAGATGACCCAGGCTCAGATGTTCTATGCCGCGAGCAGGAACACGTCTGAGGTTCAGCAGCAGTTCATGGCTGTGATGGCCAGCGACAACCCACTGACGGCTGCTGAGATCCACACCCTGGCCGCTAAGCGCCCCGCCTTATGGTCCCAGTTCTTGGGCTTCGCGGACCAGCTCGACGCAGCCGCCGCCAAGAACGCCAATCCGTAAAAGGATCATCGCGATGAACGTAAAGCTGACACCTCCCCAGAAGCTGCTGAAGGCACGGATGCAGCTCCTGATGCACCAGCCCTTCTTCGGCAGCCTGGCCCTCCGCCTGAAGCCCATCGAGATCCCGAGCGGAACCATGGCGACGGACGGGGTGCATCTCTATTGGTGCGCCGAGTTCGTCGAGAAGTGCTCTCTGGACGAGGTGATCGGCGTCTACGCTCACGAGATCCTGCACGTCGCGAACCTGCACCACCTGCGCCGCGCCCACCGCGAGCCAAAGCGGTTCAACATCGCGGCCGACGCGGCGATCAACGCCATCCTGAAGGAAGCGAAATTCGCTCTCCCGAAGGGCGGCGTTGACATGCCTCAATTCAAGGACATGGCCACCGAGGTTATCTACGACAAGCTGCAGCAGGAGGAGCAGAACGGCGGCGGCAAGAAGCCACAGCAAGGTGGTCAGAGCGACCAGTCCCAGCAGGGGCAGGGGGACGACCAGGGGCAGCCTGAGCAGTCTCCAGGACAGTCTCCGGGCCAGGCTGGCAAGGACCCCTCCCACGGCTCTGCTGGCAGCCCTGAGACGGGTGACGGCTGGGGTGCCGTGCAAGACGCGCCCCTCACTGGTGCCGAGCGCGCTCACCACGAGCACGAGATGAAGATCGCGATCCGCCAGGCGCACATGGCCCAGCGGATGAAGAACCAAGGCACCACCCCCGGTTGGATGGATCGTCTGGTCGAGGATGTCTGTGAGCCGCAGGTCGATTGGAAGAACGTCCTCCGCCAGTTCGTATCGCAGACCCAGAAGACCGACCGAACCTGGGCGCGGCCGAACCGCCGCTTCATCTGGCAGGGGATCTACCTGCCCGGCATCCTGCGGGAAGGCACAGGCGAGTTCGCATTGATCACCGACACCTCCGGCTCGATGGGCGAGGACGAGCTGAGCCAGGCATTTGCTGAGCAGAAATATATCGTCGAGGATATGTTTCCTGAGCGAGCCCACTTCATCTCCTGTGACGCCCACGCGACGGAGATCCAAAGCTTCGAGCAGGGTGAGCCCTTCGAGCCGCGGTTCACAGGGGGTGGCGGAAGCGACTTCCGGCCAGCCTTCGAGCTGATCGAGGAGCAGGGGATCCAACCTGCCTGTGCGATCGTCATCTCGGACATGATGATCATCTTCCCCAAGGAACCACCGCCCTATCCGGTGCTCTGCATCTCGACGACGCAGCAGAAAGGCCCGGCATGGGCTGAAACGATTCACATCAAGGTGGGCTGAGATGGACGAGGATGTAAATCCTGAGATCGTCGCGAGTGTGCAAGTCGCACTCTGCGACGATCGCCAGCAGCTCATCGAGCTGATCAAGGCGCGAGGTAACAACCCCTTCGAGTGGAGTATCCCTCAGAATTGCTACCCGGACGACCGCGAGGACTACGAGCGCAAGCACGGGAAGTTCGAGGAGCCGCTTGATCCCAAGCTCGACAAGGTTTGGGAGCAATATGTCATAGACTTGAACTATGAGGTCGAGAACTGCGAGTGGCAGGACATCTGGAATTTCATCCGTAAGGAATGGACCAGCTACCCAGGTGAAGACATCGACTACGAACTGGAGTCGGATAGACGAGGCGATACCTATACGCTCGTCCGTTTCGAGGGGAAGAAACTACCGGACGGGCGAGACCTGCACCTCTATCCCGACCCCGATTACCCTGACAGCGATCCGCTCGATCCCTTCACTCTCGAAGAACTTCGTAAGCTCTACGTTTGGCTCGTCGGGTTTGACCGAGTGATGACAGACGAATGGCTCACCGATGAGATCACCTACCGGATGCTCTTTCAGAGGGCTCGTTGGGAGGAAACCTACGAGCCCGAGGAGGAGGACGAGGACCCCGAAACCGAGGAGGAGGACGAGGACGATCATGCCGTTTGCCCAGGTCTACATGGAGCCTGAGCTGATACTCGACTACCAGGGCGTAAAAGTCTTTCGCTGTTACGAGGATGACGATATAGCGCAACCCGAGACATTTATCCTGACAACCAATCCACAGTTTACCGACAGCAGCGGCACCCAGCTCTTTATATTTGATATCAGACACTTACGCCCTGACCTCAGCAAGCTCCCCGAGGAGCCTCATGGGCGTCGAACGACCGACGCTCTGACGCTCGCACTCATGGAGCTAATCGAGACTAAAAAGCTATTTTGAACCCTCACTAATACTAAATCCCTCTTCACCCTTTAGCTCATCCCGGACACATTCCGGGCACTCCGATAGGAACATCCCATGGCTCTCAAAGACCACGCGAAGAAGGTCCGTGACCTTCTTCAGATCGACCCACGAAAAATCGTCGTCCAACCAGGCTTCAATGTTCGCAAGCCTGGCCCGGCGCTCGACGCTCATCTGGAAGATCTCACAGCGAGTATCAGCGAGAACGGGGTGCAGAACGCCCTTACCGTTCGTCTGCAATCGAACCAGGTGTTCCTGGTTGACGGTCACTGCCGACTGGCTGCGACCATGCGGGCGATCGAGAATGGCGTTCCTATCGAGACCGTCCCTTGTGTGCCCGAGGGTAGCTATGCCTCCGAAGCCGACAGGACACTGACTCTCATCACCCGTAACTCGGGAAAGCCGCTGGAGGCACTGGAGAAGGCTGAGGTCTTCCAGCGTCTCCTGGGGTTCGGCTGGGACGAGGAGCAGATCGCCAAGAAGGCGGGTGTGACGGTCAGGCAGGTGCAGAACATCCTCACCCTGCTGACTGCCCCGACTGAGGTGAAGGAAATGATTGTTGCCGGGAAGGTGGCCGCCACAACCGTGATCGGCGCTCTCCGCGGCAGCGAAGATACCGAGGAAGCCGCCCAGGCGATCGTCGAGGCGGTTGAGGCGGCAGAGGCATCAGGACGCAAGCGGGCAACCGCTCGTGACCTGAATCCACAGCAACGGCGGTTGTCGTCGCAGGCAGTGGCCGACCTGGCGGGCACGCTCCAGGAAATTCTGAACGTCGAAGACACCCAGACCATCCACACGATGGTCCGGGACGCGCTAATAACCCATAGGTTGAATTAGGAGCTACTACTATGGCGACCATGGATTTCCACATCGAGCAGGACGGCGTGTCCACGTTCGTCCATCTCCCCCTAACGGGAGGTGGGGAGGTTGTGGTCGCCATCTCCGACAATGGGGTGTCTGCCATGATCATGTCGGCCGCGGGGCAGCAGCTCATATCCGCGTGGGCAACCCACGAGGAGATCAAGAGCGGAAAGCTGGACGACTCGAAGGCTGAGGGCTGATTTAGAGCCCTGGACCCCCTGCAAGCCTTAACTGATTGATTAGTTCGTCAGTTAAGGTCTCAACGGGGGTTTTCTGCCTCCTAAGCCTCTTTTCTTTTAAAAGATGTTCTACGGCTTGGGAGTAACTCCCCTCGCTCCGCCACGAAGCAGAGCTGAGGAAGAGGTAAGCATTCGTCCACTGGACGAAGCGCACCCCAACGACCAGGCCACGCCGGATCTTCCTCAACAGATTGGCCTCCTCCAGCCGCTTGATCGCAGCCTGGACCGTCTTGCGGTCGAGCTGCGTCCATGTGGCGAGCTGGGAAAGGGAGGGGTCGCACACGCTATGGCGGCTCCAGGCACGGAACAGAAGCGCCCGCAGCACCTTCAGCGCCGTATCACGCAACACCCCACCATGGCGGCCAGTACCCTGACGGTAGGTGAGCTTCTCCAGGTTATAGGCGTGCTGGAGAAGCTCCCGCTTTTCCCGATCATCCAGCCGCTGGCGCTGCCAGGCCGCAATGGGCAGGGATCCCCGACGAGCGGGGCGGGGGGTCACGTTACGAAGGATCTTCCGCACAGGGCCTCGCTTGGCGCCTCGTCGAAAGCACGCGATTCCCCCTCCGCGCCCCTTGCGGTTTTTTTCCGACCGGCCTAGCTTGGGAGTGTCAAGATCACAAGCTGGCTTAGTATGGGGCCGGTTCAGTTCAGTAAGTGTAGGGGTCGTTTGGGAGGGGTGCTTCGGTGCTTCGTCTCAGACGGCCTTTCTTTTTGGGTGGATGAGAAGCCCAAGCTACTCAGACGGCCCCTTCCGCGCAACTCCCTCCGAATCTAGCGACACCCTCCCGGTGTTCCCGTATAAGAGAACAAACAGGGAACTTAGGCGCCACATGAGCGTTGGGATTAATGAAGGTTCACGGTCACTTTTCCGTGGGATAAAGGTCGTTAATTTGTTGCGGCAAAAGAAACCTCCGCGTAAATCCGGGACAAGTCACGGCACCCGCGGTGAAGAAGACCACCAAGGTGCTGTTTCAATCCTATAGTTGATCTGCGTCAACCCGGAGCGGAGCTTCAGTCACTGTGAACTGACGTTATTCAAACTGAGCAATAGTGCTCAGATAAAACAGCTCCTGCCGGGGTGCGACCCAGCAGGAGCACAATGCAGGAGTGTCAGCTCCTGCATATCTCGGTCTGAAGAATGCCCTAAACTGGGCATCATTTTTGCGAGGGTTAAAATATGGCCCGCACCGTCGATCCCCACAAGGTCGAGCGTAATGCCAAAATCTGCGAAGAGTTCCGCCGGAACCCCTCGCAGTCTGACAAGACGCTGGGGCAGATGTTCGGCGTCGATGCCGTGACGATCGGCCGCATCCTCCGGGATGCTGGGCTGATCTCCCGCGCTACCCGCCGTCCCCGGACCCCGACCGAGGAGCAGCGCCCGGCGTCCAACCTCCTCGCCGCCCTGGGCACGATCCTCGACCGGGCCTGCAACGAGCTGATTCTCGACAAGGAGAACGCTCGGGTGGATCTCGAAACGGGCTTCAACAGCAATCTGCTGGCCCGGATGCGGTGCGGCCTCCACAATTTCACCGTTCTGGAGATCGAAAAACTGTGCATATTTCTGAAAACCACACCGGACAAGCTGATGCTGGAGGCGACCACGATCGTGAATCGCACCACACGCTCTCCGGGCAAGCTCTCCTCTACTGGAACATCAGGCGCCTGATCGGGAAATCACCCGCTCGGGCTGAACAGGGCCTCACGGCCCTGGCTACGTGGGCACATCCGGCCGTGGCCCGGCGGTGCCTTCGCTCGGTGGGGCGTGCTACCTAGTCACCAGTCAAGCACTCGGTGATCCGAACATGTCCTACCATATCGAGGTTTCCCATTACGGCATCCATTGGGCCAGCAACGGTCTAGCCTGGCTCGAACAAGGACGCTCCGGCGTCAACGCGATGGGCCTTCGGGAAGTCAGCCCGTTCATCGTCCGGGCACCGAAGCGGAAGATCTGCAATCACCTGATTGCTCTGAACGCTTTCAACCCGGCCCGACCCCACCTGGTCGCCTTCGAGAACCTACTTCGCTCGAACAGCCTGATGCGGTTCATGCTTCCCCTGCCCAAGAACGTGGACCCTGAAACCCCATCGGGGGTGACGGTGCTGCGTGGGGACGTGGACTACCTGCGGCTCACCCTCCTCGCGAAGATGAGCAGCCCTATCAAGCCGCCCTTTCTGTGGATGAACATGGCATCCCAGGCGCTCATCATGAACGAGCTGGAAGCAACGAACGTCCAGCCGCTCGTGCTGATGGGCGTGCAAGCCAAACACACAGCCATGATCCGCGACATAGCTGCACAAGCCGCGATGGTTTCACCCCGCCGCCTGCTGATCGTCGCGGACCAGGATGTGCCTATCAACCTGCCGGGTCACGACAGCCAGCATCTCCTCTCGCAACACCCCGCTGATCTGGCTGCGCTGCCGTGGGAATCTCTCGGGGCGATCGTGACCAGGGCCTACATGCGGAACGAGTGGAACGGTGTTTGGTTCGACCGTGAACCAACTCCGGCCAACGAGGCCAAGGTCCGCAATCGTGAACACGATCCTTCCACTACGCGACTACCAAGTTGAAGATCTCTGCTTCCTGATGGCTAACCCCCGTGCCGGGATCTTGCATGATCCGGGCGGGGGCAAGACACCGACCTGCGCTGTTATGGCCTGGTGGCGCTGGGACAGCGCCAAGGAACGCACCTGCTGGGTGATGCCCAAGCAGCTCATGCGCAAGAACAAAAAGGAACTGCTCCGCTTCACGCACTTCAAGGCGGAGGAGGTGGTGATCATCGACGGCCCTAAGTGGAAGGACCGCCTCGAAGATCCACAGGCCAAGGTCTTCCTGATGGGGCCAGCGCGCTTCCGCCTTTGCTGGCACCTGCTGCCCAAGGATGTGCAGCAAGTCATCGGTGACGAGATCCACCTCTATTGGACCAAGACGGAATCCGCGGCGACCCAGGCGCTCTACCAGGCCAGCAACCGCATCGAGCGGTTCGTCGGCATGACAGGGACGCCGATCAAGGGCCGCCTGGATTCCTGCTATCCGATGATCGCGGTGATCGAGCCCCGCTATTACGGCAGCTACCAGGGTTTCATGAATCACCACGCCCTGGTGGACATGAACGGGAAGACGATTGGCTGGCATAACGCCGATCGGGTTTCCAAGATCATCGGTAAACACTGCATCCGTCGCTCATTCGAGTCCATCTACGGCAAGGAAGCGAAGGTCATCGTGCCAGAGCTGGCACCGATGGCGACCAAGCAGCGCGAGGTCTACGACCAGTGGGAAACCCAGGCGCTGCTGGAGCTGGAGGACAGCTTCCTGGAGAGCCCGAACCAAGGCGTCCACGCCCTCCGGTGCCGACAGATCATGTCGCACCCCGAGACTTTCGGGCTGACCGAGGGTGAGCGGACGGGCAAGGACGAGCTGCTGGAGATCCACTTGGCGCACCATGAGATGTCTGGTGAGCCGTTGATCCTCTTCTCCTGCTTCGTGCCCGAGCAAGAACGCCTTGTGAAGTGGGTGCAGGAGCGTGGCATGACGGTGGGGCTGATGAACGGCACCGTCTCCAACACCAAGCGCCTCCAGCTCGACGAGGACTTCTGTGCTGGGAAGGTGCAGGTTCTGGTCGGAAGCCCGGCAGTTGCGGCGGTTGGTTACAACTGGGATCACTGCAATCATGTGATCTTCTCGTCGCTATCTTATGGCGACGACGAGTTCGTGCAGGGGTATCGTCGGGCGATCCGTGGCAAGCGCAGCACGCCGCTGCTGATCACCATCCTCGAATACGAGGACAGCCTGGATCAGCGGATCTTCGACATCATCAAGCGGAAATCGGCGCTTGCGGCCGAGGTCGATCCTTCCAGGGAAGTTTTCGATCTGAGGACCAAGACATGACGAAGCGCCCTTACGAGATCACGGTGCGGGTGGACACCACCACCCGCGTCGAAGCCACCTTCACCGTCCATGCCGAGGACGCTGAGGAGGCGAAGGATACCGCAGTCGATATGGTCTGCGGTGAGGCCAACACCGATGCAGAAGGGAAGGTTATCGTATGGACTGATCCTACGAATATTGAAGCCCATGTCCGAGCACGCAAACCAAAACAGAAGGTTCGATAATAAAAGTCGGAATTACTGACTATTATCGAAGCATTTGGCGCGTGTAATCGTCCTGACCCAAGCATAACTTCCTCAAGCCGCCGCAAGGCTGCTCATTCAACCGAACTGGAAACAGAAAATGTCCGAAGCTGTCACCATCCACGACCCGATCGCCGCCGCCATCGCCAAGGCCCAGGCCGCCGCTGCCGAGCTGTCCAACCTCCAGGCCGCTTCCGCCGGCGCCATCTCGACGACCGTTGCCCCCGCGGCTTCCACCGCTGTGGCGCCCGTCGCTCCGGGCAAGCCCGTCACCATGGACGACATGCTGGCCGGTGGCATCAGCGTGGACTCCTGGCTGGGCGTGAAGGAGTTCGGCCTTGTTGTTGGTCCGAACAAGGAACTCTTCACGGATGTCATGAAGGTCGCCATCGACATGACGGCCGTGGCGCCGCACTTCGCCATCAAGTTCGGCAACCCGCCCACCTACCTGAAGACCTATGACCGTGTGATCTGCGCGCAGGGCGGCTCCTGGGCTCAGGCCATCCAGCGTGCCCAGCAGGTCGATCCCCGCGCTCGCGAGTATCGCTCGGCCGATCTGCCGATGCTGCTGCTGCACGATGTCACGTTGCCCAAGGCGAAGGAGCCGGTCCTGACCGCTGGCACCAAGCTCGGCTACTCGCTGTCCACCACCAACTGGGCGGCCTGGGAAGCGGTGTATCGTGAGGCGCTGAAGGCGGGCCTGGCTGGCTCGGTCGTCGAGGTCGAACTCGGCAGCGAGCGCCGCACGAACAAGAACGGCAATGCCTGGGGCATCGTCACCTTCAAGTTCATGGGCGAGTACGCCGGCTAACCCTCACCAGTTTGGGTGAGGGGCGTCCTCCAACACTCCCCGGCAGGGAGTGCGAAGCCTGACCTCTCTAGCTGCCTGGACCCATGACTCCCCTTGCCAGGCAGCAGTGAGCAAACCCTGCCCCTCGGCAAACAGTTAGGGGAAAGGTCGGGAAAGCCGCCTCGATAGAGCCCGCCGGGGACCCCCACTCCGGCGGGCTTTTTCATTCCGACAGGAACATTCATGGCTCAACCCCTTCTTCGGCTCGACAGCGAGAACCGTGTCCTCCAGATCGTGGACGGGAACGCTTTCCTGCTGAACCAGCTTCGCGCCGTGCAGAACGGCATGATCGTCCGCAACGTCATCGACCAGATCCGCGGGTGCCTCTTCCCGCCAGTCTTCGTGTTCGACGGCAAGGGCGGTAACGATCGCCGCCGCGCGCTCTACCCCGCTTACAAGACCAAGCGCACTTCTCCGGGCGAAGATCTCTTCACCAGCATCCAGCTCATCCGCGATGCCATGTCCCATCTCCCCACGGTGCAGATCACTGTGCCAGGTTGGGAAGCGGATGACGTGATCGGCACGCTCGCCATGCAGCGTGCTTCGGTTGGTGAACGGGTCCGCGTCGTCACGGTGGACCGCGATCTTGCACAACTCGCCGCCCACCCGAAGATCGAAGTGTCGGCGGGCTACGAGGACATCACTCCGCGTCAGATCCGGTTGTTCAAGGCGACCACGGGTGACAGCGCGGACAACATCCGCGGCATCCCTGGCTTTGGCCCCAAGAGCTGGGTGCTGCTGAACAAGCCGGTGATGGAAGTCCAGCTCATCAATCGCAAGTGGGACACCTCCCGCACGGCGGAAGAGATGGGCCTGCGTCCCAGCCACTTCACCTGGTGCCAGGAGAACTTCGACGAGCTGCTGGTCATGTGGGACATCGTGGGCCTGTTCGGCGTGCCCGCCCAGGAGATCAACTCCTGCCTGCTGGTCGGCCTGCAGGATCTGAGCAAGGTCGAGGCGCTGCTGAAGGAATACATGCTGTGACCGCAGACGAGAAGACGATCGAGACGATCGCCAAGAAACTCGCGGCGTTGAAAGGCATCAGTTGGAAGGCATTGGACGACCAGGCCCGACGCCTCTGGAAGCGTGATGCCCAGCACGCCCAGTTAGCTGTCGAGGAAGAGATGCGGGAGCGCGCCGCCTGATGCGCATCCTCCTCATCCTTGTGACGCTCATCGTGTTCTTCCCGATCCTCGCGGCGCTGAACGTAGCGCTTTGGCAGGAGTGCCGGATGACACACACGCCACTCTACTGCCTCTACATCCTCGGTCGATAACCTGGAACCAATGCGATGAGCATCATCCAATCTGCCGTCACCAGCGTGGCGGTCACGCTGCACAACATCCACGAGATCGCGCCTCGGATTGCGCAGCAGCTCTCCACCGCCAGCCTGGTCGGGCTCGACATCGAGACCCACAACGACCGTGCCCACGATGGTATCAAGGCCATCAACAAGGGCAAGAAGCTGGTCTTCGACATCCGCCGCACCACCTTGTGCGGCCTGTCGCTCTGGATCGACGGTTCGCCGGAAGCCTACTACTTCAACATCGGTCACGCTGACACCGATGGGCAGATCCCCTGGGCAGTGGTCGAGAGCATCCTGGCCGCCAAGGCGCCAGCCGCGAAGTGGATCGTCCACAACGCGATGTTCGAGCTGACCATGCTGCTCATGACGGTCGGCTGGGAGATGAAGGATTTCATCTGCACCCTGCAGATGGCAGTCTCCGCCTATGGCCCGGACGAATACGACCCCGAGGTCTTCGCGCAGCGCGACCTGGGCGACATGGCCAAACTGGTCGGTGAGATCCAGCGCGTCTCGCTGGGCATGAAGGACTCCTCCGCGGTGCAGGAGACCCTCAGCAAGATCATCGCCAAGGAATCTGACGCCAGCCATTCCTACAACGGCTACGTCAAGCAGATGGCCTATGGCTACGGCCTGAAGGCTGCCGTCCAGGCGCACTTCGGCCACCAGATGACCACCTACGAGCAGGTGCTGGGTGGCCGTGACCATATGGGTCAGCTCACCACCGAAGAGGTCGTGAGCTACGGCTGTGAAGACGCCGTGTGGTGCGTGCGGCTGTTCCACAAACTGCTCGCCCACATGATGGCGACCAATCCGCAGGTCATCCAGACGTTCTTCGAGCAAGAGCTGCCGATGATCGGGGACTTCTCGGAATGCTGGCGCGAGGGTCTGCGGGTCAACCGCCCCGCCGTGGAGGCGCGGGAGGCTGAGAACCGGCTCCGCTACGTCGATGTGCTGAAGAAGCTGAAGGCGGCCGTCAAGTCGCTGCTGCCGTTCCCTGCGGAGCTGCACCCCGCCCTGGCTGAGCGCGAGAGCTGGTATCAGAAGAACGGCGCCTCCTACCGCACCCGCCTGGCGACCTGGGCCTGCTCCGCTGATCCTGCCGATCCCTACGAGGTGGCGCAGCAGCTCAGCGGCTCGATCTCGTCCACCTGGGCGGCGGCGCTCGGACGCAAGGAAGCCAAGCAGCTCAACCTGACGCATTACATGCCGATGCGCGTGCTGATGTATGACCTGTTCCGGGTGGAGAAGCTGATTCTCGACCAGGGCAAGGTCCAGTCGGACGGCAACGCCCGTGGGCGCCTGAAGGAGCGCATGTTGAAGGAGGGTCGGACGACCCAGGCGGAGATCCTCGGCTACCTGGGCGAGATCGCCTCGATCGAGCAGGTGTCCAAGCTCTACCTGACGCCCTACCTGAAGCTGCTGGACCCTGAGACCGATCGCGTCTACCCGGTCATCACCTCCATGCTGGCTACCCGCCGCATGGCGATGAAGGACCCGAACGGGATGCAGCTCGCCAAGCGCGGCGAGAGCGTCTACGTCCGCGGCTTCTACGAGGCAGACTACGATGATCACCTGATCGTCTCGCTGGACTGGTCGCAGATTGAGCTGGTGCTGGCCGCACAGCGGTCGGGAGACGCGGCGTTCTTGGCCTGCTACTCGCAGCTTCCTTACCGCGACCTACATGAGTTCGCCTGCTCCGGCTGCCTGCAGGTGGACCTGGAGGAGTTCAAGAGCCTGAAGGGCGGCAACGCCAATGTCGATCCCAAGCTGCTGATCAACCCACGCGGCGAGAGCATGGAGCCTGCCAAGGCTTACAAGTTCTGGCGCACCGAGGTCGGGAAGGGTGCCAACTTCGAGTATATCTATTCCGGCCTGCTGATGAACGTGGCCGAGAAGCTGGGCTGGTCGCGGGACGAGATGTTCGCAGCCTGCGACAACTACCGGAACCAATTCCCGGACTTCGAGGCATGGCGCGTCGGCGCGATCCACACCGTTCAGCGGCAGGGCTTCGTCCAGTTGCCGGATGGGCATCGCCGCGTGCGCTACGAGGCCACCCCAATGTGGGCGGCGCAGTTCCGCGCGAAGTGGCGCCGCTTCAACACGCCGGAAGTGGCCTGGTTCATTGAGCAGGTGATCCGCCGCACCCAATCCCGCGCTGGCAACCAGGCAGTCAATGCGGAGATTCAGGGCACCTGCGCCACCCTGGCGAAGCGTGCCATCCGCACCATCAAGCGTCGGATGGCTGAGATGGGTTGGACCAAGCGGGAAGGGCGCTTCATGATGCCCATCCACGACGAGCTGGTCTGGTCGGTGCATCGCTCGAAGGTGCGCGAGTTCATCGAGCTGGCCACCGAGGTGATGACCACGTTGCACCCCGACATCTTCAGCCGTGTGGTGCTGGACTGCACGCCGTCGATCGGCCTGACCTTCGAGCCCTGGCACGAGAAGAAGGCACGCACCGGCCAGATCGAGCTGCGTGAGGCGCCTGACCTTCCCTTCGTGCCCCGCGACTGCATTGGTGGCGCCCTGCCGCCGGAGCTGTGGGGTGACGCCGTGGACTGGCTGTTTGCCGAACGGGAGCGGCTGGCGGCGTGAAAAAGCTGACTTCTGCGATCGTGAAGGAGATCCGCCAGGCTTACCTGGCGGGTGTTCCTCAGACTGACCTGGGCCGCCGCTATGGGCTGAACAAGTCCACTCTGACGGACATCTGCCGCAACCGTTCCTGGAAGGATCCCTCCTTCAAGCCCCGGCGGCATGGTCACTGTAAATTCGATGACCAAGCTGTCGAGGCGGCGATCCAGAAGTTCGTGCAGGGAGTGCCCGACGAGGAGTTGAGCAGGGAACTCGGTGCTCACCTCGGCTATGTGCGGAAGCGCGCCTACCACAAGTATCCAGAATTGCGCGTCGTGAAGATTACTGATCATTCCCTGCGGAGTTTCGCCGGGAACGCGCACTTCTGAGACGCTATGGTCCGATCCTCAATCGAGGGTCGGACATGGCTAAGACAGAAGGTAAGCGGTTCGAGGAAGAGTTTGAAGATAGGTGGGGCCGCCTCGGCAAGACTGCCTGGTTTCACCGCTTCCAAGATCCTGCCGACCTCTACGGCTTGAACGACAAGAAGATCATCGTCACCAGCGAACTTCCGTCCGATTACATCTGCGCCTGGAAAGGCTGGACGGGTCTGGTTGAGTGCAAGACGACGATCAACCCCGTTGGCTTTCCGATGTCGAACATCAAGCGGGGCCAGATCAAGGCGGCTATTCGCCTGACCGCAGCAGGAGGCGACTACCGCTTCTGCATCAAGAACCTAAAAACCAACGATGTGTATTTCGTACCAGCAGGTGTCCTGATCAACGCCAAGGGGCGTGTCCTTTGGGAGACATTCCGCCCCTGGCTCTGGAGCACCAAAGAACCATGTCTGACTCCCAAAGCTGGGTGATGGTCGATATTGAGACCACCGGCACTTCCCCTGATGACAACGCTATCATCCAGATCGCGGCGGTGCGGTTCAACCCGTTCACGGGAACGATCGACACCGCCAACATGTTCAACCGCTGTCTGGGGATTCCTCCGCAGCGGTTCTGGGACGAGGAAACTCGCTCCTGGTGGATGAAGCAGAACAAGGACATCCTGATGAGCATCTTCGCTCGGATGGAAGATCCTGCTGTTGTCATGAAGGACTTCTATGACTGGGCGGGCGGCGCGTATTGCGAGGAATGTTTCGTCGCGAAGCCACTCTCCTTCGACTTCCCGTTCGTGCAGAGCTACTTCCGGCGGTTCGGTTATCCGATGCCCTTCAACCACTCGAAGGGCCGGGATCTCCGCAGCTTCCTGGCAGGGCTCTCCTTTCCCGACGCGCCTTTCGATGATCGCAGCGTCCCCGTGGATGGGGTCGGCGCTCACGACGCGATCTTCGATGTGCTGCACCAGATCAAGGTGATCTTCCATGCCCTCAACGCGCGGAAGACCAGAGCTCCGCAAGTTATTGGCTGAGGCTGAAGCTCTGGGTTGGTCGCCTACGCGATCAACCCGGAGCCAGCATCTCCAGCTCAGGCACCTCACCGGAGCGATCTACATCTGCTCCATGTCCCCCTCTGACCACAGGAGTTACAAGAATGCCCTTTCCGATCTCCGACGATTGGCACGGCAAGCCGCTGAACCTGGACGGGGTTCGGGTGGCTCTGCTGCCTGACGCCCACTTAGGCCGGAAGTTCGTCAACGATGTGCCGCTGCACCGCCGGGGTGAGCGCGAGCGAATGATCGAGGATGACTTCTGCCGCCACCTCGCCATGGCAGAGGACGCCGATCTTCATGTCTGTGTCGGGGACCTCTTCGACAAGGCGGTCGTATCCCTCGATACGATCATGTTCGCTGCCAAAGCTTACATGAATGCGGTGGATGCTTTCCCCGAGACGCAGTTCATCGTCTACCCCGGCAACCATGATCTCTCGCGGAACCTGGAGGCTGTCTCGGCCTACGACATCTTCCGCCAGATCATCGAGACCGCGGAGCGGTCGAACATCACGGTGCTGCGTGACCATCCGATGACTGAGGTGGTGAAGGGTCGCGCCTTCGGCTTCGTTCCCTGGCACCCGGTGAAGTCCTCGGCCGAGATGGCGCAGGACATGCTGAACTACAGCGCCCGCCACCTCACCGCGATCTTCGGTCACTGGGACATCATCAATCCGGGGAGCGACCACAACATCGTGCCCGTCGAGACGGTGCGCGGTCGCACGGATCTGATCATCACAGGCCACGACCACCGCCGCCGCCTGATGAACTACGGCGGCGACCTGCAGGTGCTGGTGACGGGCTCGATGCAGCCCTACGCCCACGGTGAGGATGTGACGGGTGAGATGTATCGCACGGTCTCGCTAGCCGAGCTGGCGCGGATCGAGGACACCCGCAACCTCTGCCTCCGGGTCGTGCTGGCTGATGGCGAGGAGATGCCGGAGGTGGACGCCCTCCAGGTGAAGCCCATGCGTCAGAAGGCGCTGGAGGAAGAGTTGAGTGTCAGCTTCGAGACCTTCGACATGGCCTCGATCTTCGCTGATGTTTTTGCGTCGAAGGGTATCAGCCCCGAGATTACCAAGCTGGTCATGGACCGCTATCGCACGGAGCGTGTGTGAGATGAAGATTACCTTAGCCCAGTGGCGCGAGTGGGAGAAGAACCACTGGCCTGCAGGCTACGTTTGGGACGACGAGAGCAAGCTGAACGATGGTCGCGACATTGATGATCTCGCCGCGTCATCGGAACCAGGCGACCTTGTTATCCAGATCCCTGAGTGGTGGACCTGCTCCTGGGATGGTGTCGAAGGCGAGCTGCTCTGCGGTGGTAACGGCTTCACCATTCGCACCCTGATCCGCAGATGGCTCAAGGCACAGAGCCATACCCAGATCGTCATCTCGATACCGAAGACCGAGCTGGACGCCGCGCGTAAACTGATCAAGGAACGGAAGTGGAGCCTGGTGGCGTGAGCGACGAAATCTTCACAGCTTTCATCACGAAGTATGCGCTGACCAGCGGGATCGAGGAGATGCAGGTGCGGCACGCCAGAACCTGTTCCAGCATGGTGAGCAAGGTTGGCGCTCGATACACGACCCACTTCCATGGCGAAGGTCGGGAGTGGCACCGCACCCGCGAGAGTGCCGTGACCCGCGCCGAAGAGATGCGGAAGCGGAAGATCGCTTCCCTGAAGAAGTCGATTGAGAAGATCGAGAAGTTGGAGTTCTGAGATGATCCGTCGCAATCACGACCACATGAAGATGCCGTTGTTCTTCAAGCTGTGGTTTGCATTCATCGCTACCCTGGTGCTGTGCGTCTTCGGAGCCGTTGGCTGGACGTTCTTCCAGGTGGTCCAGGCCGGGCCGGAGGGTCTCGCCAAGGTGGTCGGATCCGCCGTCCGCGCCTACCACGAGGAAGCGCGCTGATGAGCATCCACGAGATAGATGTCATCCAGACCATCAAGGTGACAGTGGACGAGACCAAGTTCACGTCCGAGTTCATGGAAGAGTTTCGCCAAGGGTTCTATCCCTTCGAGACCTTGCAGGAACACGTCGAGCATTTGGCGCAGCTTTACGCTCGGGGCCTGGTGGACGATTGCCCTAACCAGTTCATCGAAGGGTATGGCCCGGCCCGAGAGATGGGCATCAAGTTCACACGGACCCTCATACTCACACACCCCGCGATCTGACCCTCAACCCCGAACTGACACTGGATCTGATCCAACATGTTCCACACTCTGAAGATGGAAAATGCTCTGGTCCACCGGGACCGGACGATCACCTTCGACCGCGGCCTGACCTGCATCACGGGCCGCAACGAGGCGGGCAAGAGCCTGACCCTGGAGATGATGCGCTTCGCCCTGCACGGCACCGCCGCGCTGCGTGACAAGGCCGAGGCCCTAAAGGGCGCGAAGATCACGCTGAGCTTCACCGCGCGGGGCCAGGACTACGAAGTGGTCCGCACGACCAGCACGGCGAAGCTCTCCCGAGGCGGTGAGGTGATCGCAACGGGCACCAAGCCCGTCAACCTGAAGATGGCTGAGCTGTTTGGCTACGGCCTGGACGTGTTCGACGTGGCCAACTGCGCCAATCAGGGCATGATCGAGGCGCTGTCCTCCATGCGGGCCGGCGACCGCAAGCGCCTGGTGGACAGCACCATTGGTCTTTCGGTGCTCGATGACCTGGCGAAGTGGGCGGGGGAGGAGGCACTGACCGCCTCCCGCGAGGCGACCGCCATCGAGCGCGCCATGCCGGAAATCGTTTCCGAGCCCTCACCGCCCAGCCGGATGGCGTCGATCGACGACCTCCAGGCCGAGGTGCGAACCTTGAACGCCGCCTCCGTCCGCAAGCTGGAGATCGAGCGGTTCCTGGCCAATGAGCCGCTCGCCCCTGGTCTGGTTCCTCAGTGCGATGAGCCCCGCGCCCTCTCCGAGCTAGAGGCCCTGCGGGTCCAGCGCGAAGGGGTGAGGATCGCCCTGGACCGGGCGCAGAAGTCGATCAAGCCCATCCCCACCTACAACGACACCCCTGATGGCTGGTTGAACCTGACGCGGGAGCAGTTGCTCGATCACAAGGCGGTCCTGAAGGCGGAGGCTTACATCCGGTCGCAGACCCAGCCAGGCTTCGACCATGCACTGCTGGACCAGCAGGAAGCCCTCTGCGACCAGCACCACGCCTGGAAGCGCTGGTCGGACCTGCGGGCCAAGGGGACGCACACCTGCCCGTCCTGCACCCATTCCTGGCCCGTCGAGGCGGGTGCCATGGCGGAGCTGGGCGACTGGGAGGGGAAGCCCGTCCCCGAGCCCAAGATGACCCGTGCGCAGATCCAGGCCGCTCGTCGCGCCCTGTCCGCATGGGACATGCAGGTCGCTGAATACGAGCGGTGCGCTCTCCTGGTCGCGGAGGCCAACCTCTCAGGCAAGCGTCTCGACATGAACGCCACTCAGGCGGACATGCTGCTGGACAGGCTCGCGGCCGAGGAGGCGAATGCTCCGATCCGTGCCCAGGTCAGGGAGTTGGACCTGAAGCTGCGGGCCATTCCTGCGGTTGATTCCGCTCTCACCATGCGCCGCGAGTACGAGATCCAGCTCGCACGGTGGGAGAAGCTCGACCAGCAGCACAAGGAATGGCACCAGAAGGCGCCCGCTCTCCGTGATGAGCTGGTGTTGCTGGGCGACCCTGCAGCCAAGATCGAGGAGCTGACGACCCTCATCGTCGAGATCCGCACCTACCACGCTGCGCTGGCTGCCTATGAGAAGGCCAGTGCGAAGCGGGCGGAGCTGGAGACCAAGCTGGCGGAGGTTAAGCTCCAGGCCGAGCAGTACAAGCTCGTCAAGGAGGCGCTGGTTGAGGTGAAGGCGCGGGTGAAGGGGCACCTGGTTCCCAGCTTGTCCCGTGCGGCTAGCATCCTGCTGTCCCGCATGACGGGCGGCGCCCGCACGCAGATCGAGGTGGACGAGGACTTCGACATCCTGGTGGACGGCCAGGGTGTCGATACGCTCTCCGGCAGCGCGAAGGCGGCTGCGAACCTCGCCCTGCGGATCGGGCTGGGACAGGTGCTCACCAACCAGGTGTTCTCTGTCTTCATGGCGGACGAGATCGACGCCGCCATGGACGCTGACCGTGCGGGTTTCACCAGCGAGGCACTGCGGTCTCTGATCCCTGGCATCAGCCAGATCATCCTCGTGAGCCATAAGCGGCACGAGGCTGACAACTACATCCATCTTGAATAATCAAGAACCTACTACGCCGTAGATGAGAAGCGATCGGGGAATGTAAATCCTTTGCATGAACCTCGATCGCTTTGATTTCACCAAATACCGTCTGAAGCACGGTTTTAGCCACGCCGAAGCCGGGGTTGCCCTGGAGATTCGGCACGCTCGTCGCATCGTGTCGGCCCGACACGTCTGGGAAGAGTGGCCCCTCGAAGACTGGGCGCGCATTCGCGATGCTCGCAGTCGCTATGAGGCTGGTCAGAGCGAGATGTGCCAGGGCCGGCACGGGGACCATTTCGTGCTCTACGAGTTCCCCCGCAAGAAGACAGCGCCACGCCGCGCCTACTTCAGCCGCTGGGGCAACGGCATCGAACCCGAATAAGGGCTCGTCTCCTTCCACCTTCTTTCTCTCAAATCCTGCTGGATTCATCATGACACTTCCTCCTCTGCATTTCATGCAGATGCACCCGAAGGCAACGCTACCCACACGGGGCAGCGACGAAGCTGCAGGGCTCGACCTTTGCGCGATCAAGCCTGCAATCATTCTCCCCGGCGAGCGGACTGTGATCCGCACCGGAATCGCCGTGGCGATCCCGTTCGGGTTCTATGGGCGCATCGCCCCGCGGTCTGGCCTGGCCGTCAAGAAGGGCCTCAACATCCTGGCGGGCGTCATCGACTCCGATTACCGGGGCGAGCTGCTGGTCTGCGTCATCAACCACGGAGAGACGATCTTCGAGGTGGAGGAAGGGATGCGGATCGCACAGTTCATCGTCACCAAGTGCGAGATCATGGAGCCCGAATGGGTGGACTCTTTGCCTGAATCTCGCCGTGGCACCGCCGGTATCGGCAGCACGGGGAATCATTCGTGAGGCCCCCCGCCCTTATCCTGGATGTCGATGGCGTCCTGATCGACTGGATCGGCCCGTTCAAGCGCTGGATGGAGCACAACAAGAAGCTGGCGCCCGACTGGCGCGCTCGCGACGACTATTCCCTCACCACGATCTATCCGCAGATCTCCCGCGAGGAGGCGAACGCCTGCGTCGAGGAGTTCCACCGCTCCTATGAATACCGGCGTCTGACGCCACTCCCCTGGGTCGAGATCACCCTGCGCCATCTCCGCGAGGAACTTCCCAGCCTGGAGATTGCGGTGGTGTCCGCCTGCGGCGTCGAGGAAAAGGTGGTGGACTCCCGCCGCTGGCAGCTCCGCGGCCTGCCGATCAACACCCTGATCCCGGTCGAGCCCCATGCCCACAAAGGCATCGCCTTCTCGAATTACGCCCCAGGGTCGGTCGTCGTCGAGGACCATCCGGGCCACCTGAAAGCCGCCGCTGCGCTGGATATCAGGACGATCGTGTTCGACCAGCCCTGGAACCGGGGCGTCGATTACTGCGATGCCCGGATCAGTGAGTGGAAGGGCGCTTCGGCCGTGATCAAGAGCCTGCTCGGGTGAATATCGAGCAAGCCCTGGAGTGCCTGGCTGCTGCGGGGGACCTCGGGTTCCTCACCGAAGCCGGGATTTCAATCATTCAACCAATCAATCCGGCGGTGCCGGATCATGATCCTGAGCCCGAAAAGGCCCCATGATGACGATGACCGTTGGATCCATCGAGTTCGGATACCTGACGCCCGCCGATCGGGCGCGGATCGAGCAGAAGCTGCTTGGTCCCCGCGATGAGCTGAAGGTGCTCCGCTACAGCGAGGAGGATGTCGAACCTCTCCGGCTGGAAATCGCCCGCCTCCGCAAGATCGAGCTGGCCGTCCAGCACCTGTTCGGCTCCCTGGAGGGCGTGCTGTGAAGAACCTCGCACCCTTCGTCGCGATCTACTCCCCCGCGCCGGGCTCGGGGAAGTCCACACTGGCCCAGGCCCTGATCAACCAGGGGTGGGTTCTGGTCAAGTTCGCCGGGCCGCTGAAGGCCATGATGCGGGCGCTGCTGCGCGAGGCTGGATGCCCCGAGGAGCTGATCGAGCGCTACGTCGAAGGGGATCTGAAGGAGGAGCCTTGCCCGTACCTGGGTGGGCACACCTGCCGCTATGGGATGCAGACCCTGGGCACCGAGTGGGGGCGCATCATGATGGGCGACCGCTTCTGGGTGAACATCACCGCCATGAAGACGGCAGCTCTCCGCCAGGCGGGCCAGCCAGTCGTCAACGACGACATGCGCTTCCCGAATGAGTTCGAGTTCGCGGAGGACGAAGACGCCACCACGGTGATGCTCACCCGCCCCGGTGTGGACTTCAAGGGCGGGCACGCTTCCGAAGGCGCGCTGGACGATCGGATGTTCACCCTCCGGCTGATCAACGATTACTCCTCGCCACAGGAGTTCGTCTACGCAGCGCTGACCGCTGTGCAGGGTCACGCCTGGAGGACGGGCGAATGAATCCCGTCGAGATCGAGGGCGCCACCCACCTCATGAAAGCCCCCGAGGGACACCCCGAGGTAGGCGACCTGCTGGTGCGGGTGGCTGGAGGCTACAGCGTTTCCCGCTGGCGGCCGACGCCCGAGGAGCTGGGCATCCTGATGACAGGTGGTGACGTGGAGCTGTGGGTGATGGGGCACCAGCCGCCCGTCGCCCTGGTCGTGGACCTGCCAGCCGGTGTGGCGGGGCGGGCATGATCGACATCCAGGAAGCCCGTCTGAAGACCGCGGAGGAGGAAGCGAAACGCTTCCTCCAGCGGATCAAGGAGCTGCGGGACATCGAGAAGAAGTGGGATGGCTTCCACCCGCGCCAGATGGGCGCCGTGAAGCGGGCCAGCATGGACCTAACCCGCGCCCTGGCCGACCTGCGGCGCTCACCCTATCAGGATATGACATGAACCTCGCCCTCCACCTCCACCGCCAGCGCGCCTTCAGCCTGGCCACCTTCGGCCCCGGTCGCCGCACGGAAGGTGTCGTTGATCACATCCGCAAGGAGCTGAAGGAGATCGAGGCCGCGCCCGAGGATCTCAGCGAGTGGATCGACGTGGTGCTCCTGGCGCTGGATGGTGCCTGGAGGTCAGGCGCCACCCCGGAGCAGATCGTGGACGCCCTTCAGGCGAAGCAGCTCAAGAACGAGCGGCGGAACTGGCCGGATTGGCGCACGGCCGACCCGAACCGTGCTATCGAGCACGTTCGCTAGGCACCCCACATAACCAGCACACACCACGCTACCTTGCAGGCGGCGTGGATTGCCTGATCAGTGTTGAGGTCGATCTTCCCCTCGCACTTCAGCCAGTCGGTGATCCCGTGGATCACCGTCTCGGCCAACCCCAGCAGCGCAGAACCTGTCAGCAGCGTCACCACGCCGCCGTGGATCAACGAGTGGGCCGTGAGAGCGTGGGGCCAGTAGAGGGCGCCCAGCTTCGTGTGACGGCTCTTGGCTTGCGCCAGGAAGTCGCCCTGGAGCGGATAGTCCGCCAGGGCATGTCCTGCCAGCAGGAGCAGGAGAAGGGTCGGAGCGTCCAGTGTCATGCCCGCCCCCTCTTCGCCCCGAACTGCGCCTTCATGCGGTCGAAGGCGCGATCATCGACCTTCCCCGATTTCGGCGTGCTCAGCAGGATCGGGCGGTATTCCACCACACCGTGGTCAGGATGGATGAAAGCCAGGATCTGCTGCGGCGGCTCTGGCTCAGCCCGCAGGCAATCCTTGGCATATTCGTTGTAGCCGCAGACGCACCCGTTCGCGAGAACGCGCGGCAGCACGAACTGGGTGTGCCAGTGCCCATGGATCAGGTGCTCGAAGGGCAGCCCGATTGACTCCGACACGCGACGGGCCTTGCCCTCACCACGCTTGCTCGGACCCAGCGGGCCAATGAACCCGTCGCCGCCTTTGGCGCCCAGCGTGTCACCGTGGGTCAGCAGCATCCGGCGCCCCTGAATGGTGAAGTAGGTATCGGTGGAGCTGGGCGTCAGGAACTCGATTCCCTCATCATCCTTCAGCGCCCGCTCCAGCAAGCCACTCAGCAACCAGTCGAAGTTACCGAAGGCCCGGCGCTTGAACCGAACCTGGCGCGTGTTGCGCCCGTGGTTGCCGAAGGTCGCCGGGATCAGGATGCGGCCGAACTCCTTCTTCAGCGCACGGATGGCGGGGACCAGCAGGTCGAGCAGCTCCAGCAGCGCGACGGGGACCGTGATCTCGTTCGAGATCTCCAGCTCCTCGTGGATGTCGCCGGAGATCAGGTCGCCACCCAGGCAGAGGATCAGGCCAGGGAAGTCGGGGTTGGTGCGGGCGTCGAAGCAGTTGGAGAGAACCTTCTCCACCCACATCTTGACGCGCTGCTTGGCGATCTTCGTGTTGTATTCGTTGATGTAGTTGAGGGATGCAGGGTCCGTCACCTCGCCGTAGTGAAGGTCGGACAGGATGGCGATCGGGGTGGTGTTGTCGCCCACCTGGCTGCGGCGCACTGACCACTCGGAGGGTGCAGGCGAATGTTCCGCGAGCTGCAGGATCTCGCGGCGGACCAGCTCGGCCGAGAGGTTCGCGCGTTCCATCTCCAGGAGCCGGCGCTGTGTCAGGCGGAGCTTGTTCTCCACCTCCAGCAGCCGGATGTGGTTGCTCGCGTCCTCCGGTGCTGCCTGACGCTCTTGCGAGAGCCAGTTGCGGATCGCCCGCGGGGAGTAGCCGAGACGGTCACTGATCTCGGTGCTACTCAGACCCTGCTCGGAGAGAGCGCGGGCCTTCAGCAAAACATCAGGTTGAGCGGGAGGTTGCCGCTTGGTGAGCATGAAGGATGGATCCTTTAGGACGCCACGAAATCGAACTGGATGGCGCCGTGCGTGTCGGGCCAGCCTGCAAAGGCCAGGTTGCTGTTCAGCAGAAGGGGGCCGCCCATGACCCCTCCCACATTCTCAGGGGCGAGAGACATGCCTCCTGTGGCACCGCCGCCGATGGCGCCGATGCCGCCAGCATCGCAGAAGACAAAGCCCTGGATCTCAGAAGCTTCCGCAACGCCGCCGACCCGCATGGTCAGAACCTGGCCGGGGGAGACGATCATCACACCACTGAGCTGCCCACCACGCCCGCCGGGGTAGTTGTAGGGGGTGGACTGACCGTCGCCGTCCGGGTTGGATCCGATCTGGGTGACACCGCCGCCAGCGACGACTGTGAAATTGATGCGGTTGACGTTGGCGGGAACCGACCAAGTGAAGAAACCACCCGTGGGCCAGTTCCAGGTGATGCGCTCGACGCGGGAAAGGCCGCGCTGCGAAGGGAGGTCGAAGAAGCCCTTCTGCCCCGCCGGGTTGGTGCCGTAATACTTGTTGCCACCTGGGGCGTCGTGATCCCCGACCAGCGTAATCCAGCGGTTCGCTTCGAGATTTCCACCTCCAGTGATGGAGGCGCCCGTTCCGATATTACGCCAGTAGGGTACGCCTCCGAGGCTGTCCAGCGTGACGCCCACACCCTGCGGGGTGAAGGTGTTCGCGGCAATGTTGATCACGCCGATCAGCACATCTGCCACGCCGGTAAAGAGCGCCACACCCAGGGTGCCGTTACCGGGGTCGTGAATCCAGATGGTGCCCCGCTTCGCGTAGGACGGACGACCAGCGCCGAGATTGTTGGTCTCAAGCGCAGCTCCAACCTGGGTAAGAAGCTGCGCGAGATCGACACCCGAAGTTTCGTTCGGGTCGATATTACCGATGTTGGCCTGTGCCATCAGATGACTCCGTATCCATACCCGGCACCGATCCAAGCGATCGTCCTGCTCACAGGGCTTCCTGCTGCGTTGTAATATTGCACGCGGAAGCCGCTCGGGCTTTCGTTTGAAATAATGTAGTAATCGCCTGTCTGAGCGTTCTTGCCAGTGACACCGATGCTCGGCGTAACGCGGAAGGGCCGGGAGAATGTCACATCCAGACCACCGCTTGGCACGATCGCGTAGCTGTTCGACTCGATGCGATCGGGCATGTCCACCACAGTGGTTACGCGCATCAGAACCGGCATAACCTTGTCGCGGTTCGAGACCATGCTGATGAGGAAGGCGAAGTGCCTGCCCTCATACTCACCAGGCACGAAGTTCTGCCAACCCTGCCAGATACCACCACGGTTGACATTGAACGTCACCCGGAACTCGAAGTCGCCAGGCGCCGCGCCTGTCAGGTTCGGCATGTCAGCCAGCCGGGGCCAGTTGATCATGTTGTAGCCGTCGATCTCCGCGGACCCGACCATCTCCAGGCTGAGCCGGCAGACGTAATCCACGCCTAGATCTTCGGTATAGGCCACGTAATAGGGCGGGCCTTCAAAGCCTGGAATCTTCTTCAGCATTCCCTGATCGACGTAGCAACCGACCTTCTCACCGGACCAGAGCGGGTGATGATCGACGCGCGAGACCGCGTTCAACCCCATAGGCGTGGCGGCGGTGCTGCCCCCGGTTGCCTGGCGCGAGGCCGTTCCGGTGACATCCACCGCTTTGATGAAATAGGTTCCCGCAGCCAGAGGCACCTGCACGCTGGTGCCAGTGACCTGTGCAACCAAGTCCATCGCCACGCCCCAGGTTGCATCGGGACCGATGAGGGGCGTGTAGCGGATCCAGTAATAGGCCAGGTCGGCATCAGGCACGGCACCCCAGGTGAGCCGGATACCATCGCCAATCACGCCCACATCCAGGTAGGGCACGTTCGAGGGCGGCACCATCAGGCCCGCCGGAACGCCATCCGCCGTGATGCTGGAGGTCACGCCCAGCACGCCCGCCACGGCACCAACCCGGAAATCGTAGGTGCCGTTCGGGATGTTCAGGATCTCGGCGCGCGTGCCGCTGACGGTCGGGCCGACCTGCCAGGCGGTCTCGCCGCTCAGGCGATAGTGGACCTGGTAGCGGTTCACACGCGGGTCGGGCGAAGGTGTCCAGGTCAGCGTGACCGAGGCGACGATCTTGCCGTTCACATTGGCAGTGGTGGTGTAGACCTGCAGCCCCACCGGAGGCGCGATCTCGGACGGCATGTTGGTGTATTCGAGGACCGCGGAATCCTTGACCGAATCCGAGAGGATGGTCTTGTTCCGATTGACCTCAACAGCCGAGATCATCACCTGATCGGGGTTGCTCTCGACCTCCTCCATGGAGAGGACCCGATAGGGCTTCGGGGTGCCAGCGAGACTGCCCACCGCACCGAGCGTGAAGTAGGCATAGGCGGGCAGCCCTTCCGGGAGCTGTGCCGACAGCTCGAAGTCGTAGACATAGCCGTCATAGGGGCCAACCAGAGGCACAGAAACGAGATCGAAGCTGCCAGTCGTGGGGTTCGGAACCTCGACCTGCAGGGTGTAGACCACACCATCTTCCAGGTAGAGCGGATCGCGCACGGACACGATCGTGCGGTTCTCGTTGAGGGACTTGATGCGCCCCGAGAGCGCGTAACCCATGTCAGGGTCGCTCACCAGGATGATGTCATAGGGGCGGACATAGAGACCCCGGCGGTTCGTGGTGAAACTCACCATCTCCACCTCGGTCGTCGCCGTGATCATCTTGTGCGCCGCCCGCCGCATGGCTTCATGGGCATCGGTGCAACCGATGCCGATGAAGTCATAAGGGATCGCACCATAACGCGCCTGGTGATCCGAATCCCGCAGGACCCTGGTGTCAGTCTCGTACTTCAGATCGGGATTGGCGAACTTGACGGTGAAGTCATTGAAGCGCGTGGACGGGTCCGTATAGCTGTATTGGAACCCTTCCTCGTAGATGTTCTCCGGCCCGAAGATGGCGGTGGCCGCGTCGTCCTTGTCAATGACCAGGCGGATTGCACCGTTCAGGTCATCCACGAAGGTGGCGTTGAAGACGCCCGCCATGTAGCGGAGCTGGTCCTTGATGCCGCGTGCTTCGGTGATCAGTCCATTGAAGGTGTAGCGCGGCTGCCAGCCGCCCTTCCCATTGGGCACCAGTTCATCGCACCAGCGGGCAGCATCGTAGATGTCGAACTTGTTGATGCTGAGGTCGGGCCAGAACTTCTTGGCACCATCCACGGCATCCATGGCGAGCTGGTAGAAGCAGAAGGCCGGGTTGTTCGTCCACTCGACCTTCCAGGCGCCGTCCCATGTACCAGTGTAGGTCCGCGTCCAGGGATCGTAGTTCGTCGGGACGCGGCACTTCTCCAGATAGTATTCCGCCGAGAAGTCGGGCAGGCTGGAGAACTGGTCACTGGCCCGCGCCGTCAGATGGGCGACCGCCACATCATCGAACCGCGCCGGGCCGCCGACGATCTCCTGGAACGACTCCCAGACGATATCACGGTAGTGCTCCGGCAGGTCGCCCGAGATGCGCGTGACCCTGATGTCATACGGGACATTGATCGGCTGGACGTTGAAGCGATACTCGAACACCACCGCGCTGGTGGTCTTACCGCGGATCTTCACCGTGCCACCGAAAGGCTTCTGCCAGGTGTTGCTGGTGGTCGGCTTCGCCTCGATCAGCAGGTCGATCTCGTCGTCGAAGGTGCCTTGAGGGTTGGCGATGTAGAGGGAGCTGACCGTGAAACGCAGGTCGATCATGTCGATGCCCGTCGAGCCATCCAGCCGCTCACCCGGCGTGTCGGTCGTGCGGGTAATGGCCGAGGAGGGTTCCAGGCGGGTGTTGATCGTGGTCGAGCGGGTCAGGCCATAGAGCCCCGCCATCACGTCATAGAAGCCCTCCCAATAGACCTGACACGGAGCCATCTCCGTGTCGGCCGTCAGCAGCGTCACCTCGAAGGTGAAGGGGCCGGGGAGACCAGAGTTGTTGGGCACGCGGATCTCGTGGACTTCCCCGTCGAGAGTGCGACCCAGGATCTCGTAGGGTTCCGCGTAAGGGTAGATCCACTCGTCGTTGCCGACCATCTTGTAGCGGATGTTGAACCGCGCACGGTGTGGGATGGTGCCGCGCGTGCTGTAATCGTCCACCACATAGTCGGTGGTCTGATACAGCTTCTTGACCTGAAAGCGCAGGATGACCTGCGACGGGTTCACTGTCTGCGTGTTGGCCTGATGCGGCACATTGTAGGCAAGATCCTTGCCGACCTGGCGCCAGTCCTCGAACCCTCCCAGCAACGGATAGATCGTCTCGCCAGGGTTGTTCCCAGGATAGACGGTGAAGCCGGCGTCAGGAAAGTTGTAGGTGCCATCCGCGTTCTGCAGCTTGGTGTCACCGATGTAGACGGACTTGTGCCCATCCACCAGACCGTGGATAGGCCCGCGGCAGAGCCCCAGCAGCACCTCGATCTTGTCTTTGGACCGGAGGTTGTCCTTGGTCTCGGTCGGCGTCTTCTGCTTCGTGGTGGTTCCGCCACCAGCACCGGAGAAGTTCTGCATCAGGTTGTCACTCGATAGGTGCCAAGGAGACGGCGTTGATCCGCACGCGGGGGCTGGCCCAGCACAGGCGCAGGATCAGCTTCGATGTCGAATGAGATGTAGTGGCCGTAGACCAGGAACCTGCCGAAGCCGCGGGGGATGCGCGTACCGGACTTGGTGGTGTTCCCCGCTGCGCCGAGATACTTCGAGTCCTCGATCTCCTCATTGGTGTTGGGCTCTACCTTCGGAGCTGCCGACATCAATGCGACGAGGCCGCCCGCCAGGCTGGAGACACCAGCGGCAGCGAGGGCCGCAGCCAACTGAAAGTTGCCGTAGTAGGCTGCCACAGCAGCAAGCACGATCAGCACGACGCCGATGACGACCTGGAAGATGCCACCACCCTTACCACCAGACCCACCAAAGTAGGGGACCAGGTGGAGCTCATCGACCGCGAGTGGTGATTTCAGTGAGGCTTCGGTATCGAACCCCGGCACCTTCAGAGCCCACCGCCGGCCTGGACCTGGAGCGCGCAGCTTGAACTGTCGGGTCAGGCCGCTGATCGCCTCAGCCGCAGTTGCTGCGTCGCATTCCCAGACGGCCGGGAGATGTTCGCGCAGAGCCCCGTGAACGTGGATCTTAACCTTCATCGTGCAGCACCGCGCCATTCTTCACCCGGTAGCACCGCACGCCTTCAGGGCTGATGACGTAGTGCAGCAGGTGGGGCCACATGAGGAACCCGATCATATCGTCGGCGCTCATCTCGGACTTGCCGAAGGGATGTGTGTGCCAAGTGGCAACTGCATCCTCTTCATGTGCAATCATGTCGCGTCCATCGACATCAAAGGCGAGCAGGGGATCGGCTGCGATGTTGCGCAGCTCGATCACTTCACCACTCTTGAGGACCAATCCCACCCTCTCGTTGTGTCCAGGTAGGAAGCTGAGAAGACGTGTGTTTAGCGAGGAGTTCACGGTAACGGTCCCGCTTTCCTTTGGGTATCAAGGTCTCCACGCCGATCACTTCCTGCGGAATCAGCGCGGCCACATCCGGGTGGCGAAGGACGCCCACCGTTCGGGTCATCCACCCTCCCGCCCAGCGTGCGGTCGTGCTGAGCGCTTGGTACGGGTGATGGAGAAAATCCCCATTCCCCAACCAGATTCCTGCATGATTCGCAACACGACTGGCACATGCCATGAGGAATACATCACCGAATTGCAGATGACGAGCCGAATCGGCATCTACAAGTTGGAAGCCTTCCTTGTCGTAGTTCTTCAGATACAGATTCAGTTCGGGGTTGGTATCCCACCAGACTTCGGGATAGGCGTAATCCGCGAACGAAATACTGAATGTTTGAGAATAGAACTGCTTCACGAGCTGGTAGCAGTCGGCTGTGCCATGCTCGTAAGGCAGGTCCAGCAGGTTGTCCCAGGCAATCAACATCAGCGGATCCTCACGACAGGAAACTTCGGTGGGCTGAACGTCATGGTCGGGATGACGAAGTTAGGACCGTCCGTCAGATCGCGGAGTTCCAGCGAAAGACTGATGCGATTCAGCCCGGTGACGCGACCGACCCGCCAGCTCTGCTTGATGAAGACGTTCCGGTCGTTCAGAAGGTCATCGAGCAGCACGCGGTAGCGTGTGACCGAGGCGCCATCGAGCTGTCCCTGGGAAATGAGTTCCGAGAAGATAGCATCAGGGTTCTGCACCTGGAGCTTCGGCCTGGACGATTGCTCATCCGCATAGGCTGAGACGTTGCCCATCTTGATGCCGATCTGTTCGTAGGTCTCGCCCTGCCAGAAGACAGACTTCACTTCCGTGAGGCAGACCTTGCCAGCAGGATAGAGGTTGATCCGGTAAAGGTAGACAAAGGCGTCCGCCTCCAGCCCACGGGCGGATTCAAGATGGGAGCTGGGAAGAGACTCGCTCATGGCTGCTCCAGCAACTCAATGTCGAACGGGTTCACCACGCCGGAGCCGCCCTTGATCTGCTCCGGGATCTCCAGAGGCTTGTTGAACCGCACGGTCTTCGTACCCTCCAGGGGGTGGTTCCAGAGGAACGACTTCCACAGTTCGACGCCCCGGTAGAAGTCTTCCATCCGCGCCAGGTTGTGCTGCGGCATCGTCGAGATATCCCGCAAGCCTTCGGAGGTCAGGAACCAGCGCATACCCTCGAAGCGCAGCTTGAAGATCCGCTGCGGCGGCCCCTGCGGGCGCGAAGTGAAGATGTAGCTCTTGCCTAGTTGTACCCGCGTTGAGTTGTCGGGGTAGATGGTCGAGAAAGTGTGGAACGGGAAGTCGAAGGGGTCGTAGGAGACTCCGAAAACAACGGTGTTGTTGGTCTCCACGTAATAGCTGGAGAGGGTATCGGCCCTGGAAAGCTGGATCCCCCCGATCGTCATCACCCATCCGACCGTGGCGGGCAGGTCGGTGTAGAGACGCACGGTGATACCATTGTCAGCCTGCGTGGCCGTGGTGAGCGTGGCCGCAAGCCACACCCGATACCATCCATCGGCCAGTGCCTCGAATCCTGCCTCCGGCTGGGACCAACTGCGCCCCGATGGGGAGGGCGTGCCGGTGATGCCCTTCAAGATCATCTTGATCGGATCGAACCACATATCTATCCGACTTGTCTCGGTGGGGGTATCCTGCAAGACGAGACGCATCGGGCCGGAGTGGAACTGCGGCTGCAACCACACCGATGCGACGTAACGCGCGCCGGGAGCGCGGTAGGCTTTATCGGCGCGCTGCCCCAGGTTCGGTGAGCTTGTTGCCGTAACCCTCCAGGTGGATACCCGCTTTGTGGGCGAGCTGGCACTGAAGGTGGACGACAGCGGCGCCAGAGAAGCACTTTTGACCCAGGCAGTCTGATCGAACCGGCCCGAGTAGAGCAGAAGGTTTTCTACGCGCGCCATATCAGGCTCCTACCGTCACTTGCTTGATGAGCTTCTTGGTGCTGCCGCCCGTGGCGATGTCCTCACCGATGATGGCCAGCACGTCCTTCGGCCCCAGGCTGGGCTTCTGATCCGGCGCCATGACGAAGACATTCACCTCATCGGGCTTGCGGGTCGGGACGGGCTTGAGGCCCCCCTGGATATTGCCCACCGCCTTGTTGATGCCGGCGAAGGTTCCGGCCCCCACCAGGGAAGAGGCAGGCTGCTGCATGGTGCTACCCAACGGGCTGCTACCACCTTCGTAGCGACGGACCCGCGTGCGCGCCTGCTCAACCACAGCCTGGCCGCGGTTCAGGGCGGCCAGACCCTCCTCTCCGATGATCGCCATGGCGCGGCGGTTCAGCACGCCCTCGCCTGGTGCCAGCAGGGCCTTCACGCTATCGCGGCCGAGATGCGTCCCCTGGACCTTGCCTCCTGCAGCGAAACGCTTCACGGGGCCGCCGTTATAGGCATACATCGTGGAGCCACCGACAGCGGTGCCCGCGTCGGTGAATCCGCCGCCCGCGGCTGCGCCGCCGAGGCTGGAGATCAGGCTGATGCCGAGGCCGATCATCTGCGCTGCGAACTTGTTCGCCGCCATTTGAGCCACGCTGGTCAGCACGGACTTGGCGAAGCCCTTGATGGCTTGACTCGCCTTCATATTGCCCGTCACGAAGTCGGTGAAGAAGCCACCCGCCGCCTGCTGCATGGTGGACATGACATTGGTGAAGTTGTCGCCCCATTCCTTGAAGCCAGACGTGCTGTCGTCGAGACCGAACTTCTTCTTGAAGTCGTCACCCGCGACGGTGAAGGCGTCCCAGGTGGTCTGTTCCCCTGAAGCGGTGCGGGCAGCACCTGTCGCAGCCGCACGGTTGCGATCGGTCGTGACCTGCCGGCTCTGGGTGCCGATCTGCTCCAGTTCCTGCCGCCGCTGCTCGACCTCCCGCTGGGCGCGCGTGTAGCTGCTCCTGTAATCGCTGCGCTCCTCCTCCGTCTTGAAGGTGCGCAGCTTCTCGTCAGGATTGCCCAGGTCAGCCAGGCGCTTCTCGACTTCTGCCAGGCGGTTCTGCGCCTCAGTCTTCAAGCTCTCCAGGCGTGCGAGCTGGGTCTCCCTGATCTTGACCTCGGCAGCATCTGCCGCGATCTGCATCTGGTTGATCTCTTCGTTGCGCTGGTCGAAATAAGCCTGCGGGAACATGTTCGGGTTCCGGCGGGCCGCTTCCAGTTCAGCCTTGCGCGCCTGGATCGGCAACTCGGTCGCGTTCAGGGCTGTCTCGGCTTCCTTGTTGATCTGCGAGAGCTGCCGCGAGAAGTTCGGCTTGGTGTCGAGATCATCGACATCCCAGGGGCGGTTCGGGTCGCGCTTGGGCGCGGAGCCCGAGTGGTTCGCGCTGTATTCCGACCGCTCCGACGAGCCCAGGGCGCGGCGCACGTTCGCTTCAGTGACCTCGGAGGACCACCCTTCCAGGGCTCCACGCTCGCGGACCATCTGCTCGATCTTGTTCCGCGAGGCCGCGATCTCGTCGCTTCCGCCACGGGTGCCCCCGGAGCGACCCTTGCGCTGGACCAAGGTGCGCAGCCGGTCCTGCTCCGCGGAGATGAACGACTGCATCTCGCGCGAGGTGTTGTCGATGACCGCGTTGTTCGCGGACGCGCGGGCCTGCTGGTTCGAGAAGCGGGCGGCTTCGTTGCGCTCGCTCAGGATCCTCTGGCGGACATCGACCGGACGGTTCTTGAACTCCTTCTCGACATCCTGCTCATTCTTCTTCAGCTCAATTTCCAGCTCACGGTCCATGAGCCTGCCGATGTCGGCCTGCGCGTCACGGGCCGCTTTGGCGCTGGCCTGGCCCTTCAGCGAGGTGGTGATCTGCTGGACCTGGCGGTTGATCGCGCTGACCTCGGCGGTCGCGAGGTCGATGGCGTTCTGCCGCACATCCTCGCCGAACTGCCGCATCCGCGTCGTGAAGGCCCCGCTAACGCTGCTGTAATCAGCGCCGATGCCCAGGTCGTCGAAGGACATGCCCTGGCCGCGGGCGGTCTCCGCCAGCTTGGCGTATTCGGCCTGGAGGGGGTTGGCGCGCTTCTTGTATTCCTCCGCCGCCTGCTGACGCTCCGCCTCGGTCTTGAACTTGTCGAAGGTCGGGGTCGTGCTGTTCAGTTCGCGGAGCGCGGAGACGATCTCCTCGGCCCGGCGGTACTCCGGCGTTCCCTTATACTGCTCCTGCCGAATCTGGCGGTCGGTGGACGAGAGCGTGTTCTGGGTCTGGGTCAGGCGCGAGCGGCTGCTGGCAACCCCACCGAGAGCCTCCTGCAACGCCTTGCGCTGGGCCTCGGGCAGATCCTTCATCTCCCCGATCTGCTGACGGATCTTCTGGATATCCAGCAGATCCACCCGATAGGTGCTGTTGCCCTTGTCGTCGGTGACGGTCTCGGCGCCAGCGCCTCCGACGATCTCCAGCGCGCGGCGAATGCTCTCGTTGCCCCGCACCCCCTCGGGGAGCTGACCCATGATCGTGTCCACGTCACGGCCCTGGAAACCACGGCGCACGCCGAAGGCGCTCAGGACAGGAGCCAGCGCCCTCTGGTTCGCTGCGTTCTCCACATTGGTCCGCAGCCCTTCGATCTGGGCGGTGAGGGTCTCACGGAAGGTCTGAAGATCGTTCAGCGCCGCACCACGCAGCTCGGCCCGCACCTCCCGGATCTTGGCGACCAGTTCACCCAGGGTGCCAATGTGGTCGTAGATGGTGGACGAGAGGCTGCCGAAGCGGTCCCGTGCCTGGAGGATGACCCGGTTCAGTTCCTCCTCGTTCCGGCTGAGCTGCTCGGTGCGGCCAATGACCGTGTTGAGGAACTGGTCCAGGCTGTCGAGGCTCTGCTTCTTGTCCTCGACGGCAGCCTTCGCGGTGTTGACCGCCTCCGCCAGCTTCTCGTTCTTGGCAGCAGCCAGATCGGCTTCGCTCTTATAGGTCGCCATGTAGGTGATCACGCCACCGATGGCGCCTGCGATCGCCAGGAACGGGATGGCCTTCATGGCGGATCCGAGGGCGACCGAGGCTCCGGTGGCGCTGGAAGTCGCGATCTGGAAGCTGAGGACTGCACCGCGCGCCGCGCCGAGGAGGGTCGGCAGGCTGACGAGGTTCACCGCCAGCCGGCCTAGCCAGATCACCAGGCCGCCCGTTGCCACGGCAGCGGCGACCGTGCCGAACACCTTCAGGGCGGTGCTGTTCGGGTCGATAAGCCCGAGAACCTCAGTCAGCCCGCCGACGACGCCCTTCAGAGCCGTCATCAGCGGCTCGGCGGCCGAGGCAGCCAGGGACACGATGACGTTGCCGAGCTGGAGCGCCTTGTTCGCCAGGCTCTCCATCTGCACAGCGTTCGCCTTGGCGGCACCATCCGCCTCCAGGATGCCTTGGGTCAGGCTGGTCAGGTCAGCCTGGCCGCGAGAGAGGGCGGTGAAAGCCGCCGCGGCGCGGACCTCGATCGTGGCGAAGGCGTCAGCGGACGTGAAGCCTGCGTTGCGCAGGTTCTGCAGGACGCCCGACAGGCCGTTGGCGCGCACGTCGATGTCCGACATGCCGAGCCCGAGCTGGTGGATGCGCTTGGTCAGCTCCTCGGATGGGTTCTGAAGGTCGATCAGGAGCTGGCGCATACCAGTGCCCATGGTCGAACCGGAGCGGATGCCCTGGTTCGCCATGGTTGCCATGGCGGCCGTGACTTCCGTGAGGGTCAGGCCCGCTTCAGCGGCGGTGTTGGCGACATACTGAAAGCCGACACCCACCTGCTCCACGCTCAGCTTGGAGAGGTTCAGGGCTGCCGTCATCTGGTTGGCGATGCCGGGCATCTCATCGGCGCGCATCTTGAAGACGCCCATAGAGGTCGTGGCGATCTCAACCGCCGTCTTCAAATCCGTGCCCGTGGCGGTGGCCAGCAGGCTCACGCCCTTCAGCGCCGAGCCGATGTCCTGGGCCGAGAGACCAGCCTGGGCCATGGCCGTGGCTGCCTCGGTCAGCTCAGTGGCCGAGAACTTGGTGCCTGTGGAGACATCCAGGATCGTCTTCCGCAGACCCTCCATCTCACCGTTGGTGGATGCGGAGATCGCCTGGAGCTGCTTCAGCTCGTTGTCGAAGGCGACGACCGCACCCGCCGCGTTGGTGAAGACGCTCTGAATCTTGTTCAGCAGCGTGTAGTGCAGCAGCAGGATGCCCTGCACCTTCAACAGCGTGGCACCGCCGTCGCCCGTCAGACGATCCATCGTCTTGGCGCTGGAGATGCTCCGGGTCTCAGCGGCCAGCTCCGGGTCGTCCATGAGCGCGCGCTGGCTGCGGTTGTTCGCCCGCTGACGCGCCAGGCTGAGACGCACCATCTCATTGACAGCATCAGGGTCGTTATAGTTCCGCAGGGAGGCGGCGTTGTTGATCCGCTGCCCCTGCGCCGCGGCGAACTCGCGCCCCGACACATAGGCCGGGTTGCGGAGGTTCTGGAGCAGGGCCTCCTGGCTGAGCTGCTGGCTGGCAGCGCCGCCGTTGATCTGAGCCGTCCGATACCGGGTGTTGTTGGCCAGCAGGTTGGCGCGGGTCTCGGCCGCCCGCACCGCGACCTCTTCCAGCCGCTGTGCTTCGGTGCTCTGCTTGATGTCAGCGAGGCGAGCCTGCCACTGGGTGCGGGCGGTGCGGACGGACCCAAGAGTTTCGAGGGCTTTCGACCATTCCTCGAACGGCGTCTGGACCGCCGCTTTGATCGCGTCCTGCATCTTCCGACGCATGACGCCCAGGGTCACACCCTGCGAGAAGCCCTCGGGGTTGGCCAGGAGGGCTTCGCTGGTCTGCTGGTTCAGCAGCCCACGCGCCACGCCGTTCTGGACCACCATACGGCGGTAGTCATCCCGGCTCAGGAGGCGGGAGTTGGATTCCAGCCCCTCCATCGTGCCCTGATCGCGGGCGCGGGGCGCCCCCAGGGTGTTGGCACGAATGCGGGTGTTGAGCCGATCGGCCTCGATCGACTGGCGCTGGGTCTCGCGTGCCTGTTGCTCAGACGCGCGGCGGGCGATCCGGGCCTGGTATTCAGCCGTGGCCTGGAACTGGCGGTCGATCTCCAGGCCGCGCACCCGATTGGTGACGCCCTTCTGGACCTTCAGATCACTGTCGATCTGCGCCATGCGGGCGTTGATGCCCTCCAGGCGCTTGGACCAATCTCCGAGCTGCTTGTTCGCCGCGTTGATCTGCCGCGTGAGATCCTTGATCTCGGTCGCATTGTTGGTAGCCGCCCGTGCGCCCTCAAGCTGCGCAACCGTCAGGGTGCGTTCCGCTACCTGACGACGAGCGACTTCCTGTGCCGAGGCGACGGCGGCCGGATCGTTCGAGCGCGCCGTGTTCGCGACGATGCGCCCGAGACCCTGCTGGCCTCCAGCCATCAGGCGCTGGACCGGGAGTTCGTCCAGCGCCTTCTTGGTCTGGTCCGCGGCCCGCTTCACCGCGTTGAGGAGACCCACTTCGGCATTCGGCGTGGCCAGAACCTTCTGGATCTGGGTCAGCTTGCCGAGTGTGTCCTGAAGACCCTTCTGACCTTTACCAAGCCGGTCGAAGACCCCACCCAGGCTGTCTACCTGCCTCGTCAGACTTTCGATCTTCCGAGACAGGTTCTCGACCTGAGAGCCAGTATCCCCAAGGGATACCGTTACCGGGATGTTGATAGGGTCTTCGTTGGCCATTTAGCGCATCCCGAACACGTTGGTCATGGCGGCCTGCAACTCCTCGACCGACTGAGGTTTCGCGACATCACCCGAAGGGGCCGACCCGCTGCTCTTTCCGCCGCCGCCGAAAGCGGCGCTCAGAATCTGGGCCATGGTCTGGAAGTCCTGGATGACCTTGGCCTGCTCATGTCCGATCTTCAGGCGAACCTTGGTCTGAAGATCGTTATGGCTGTGTGCCCAGAAGACGATCGGGAGGCGGCTGGGCGCGGTGTCGAACGCCCAGCACACCGCCTCAGACCAGCTTAGGCCGGAGAACCACCGCCAGAGGGCATCAAGCCTTTCAGGCGTGCCTCCTGCGGTTGGAGCGTCTCCACTGACGCCTCGATCCCGGTGAGAAAAAAATCCAGGACATGGGCCGCCACCCACTTCAGCACCTTGGTCGCGTCGGCAACGGACAGGTTCAGCTCATGCAGGCCGGGCCGGCGGGTTTCCTCTCCACGCTCGTTGCGCTCCGCGAAGACGACGCCCAGCGCCGTTTCCTGCATCTTCGGGTCCAGCAGCAGCATCTGAACGTCCGTCACGTCCGAGACGATCTTCATCAGTTCGTGGATCAGTCCGAAGCTCATCAGAACCGACTTCTGCTGACCGTTCACGTTGACGATGATGTGGTCGGGAAACTTATCAGTCATTATATGTTCCTGAAGCGGAGTTGTTATTATTCTCTACAGGCCACGAGCTGGGCGCTTCAAGGAACTTGTGCAATCTGTATTAGTGACTAATAGAAAAAGCCCGCCTCTTTCGAGGCGGGCTTCTTCCCTTCGACTTCCCCGCTTCAGGTCGGGGTCATCAAGGTGGCACCGCCCTTGTCGCGGAACGTGGAGTAGAACGGGTCCTGCGGCAGCAGGTCGAAGGGCGTGAACTGGTAGGGCAGGTTCGCGAAGTTCTCGGTGGTGAAGCTCATCGAGAAGCCGCGGGTGATGCGGATCTTCGGGAACATCAGGGCCACCGGCTTGTTGGCCTCCGGCATCACGGCCAGCACCTTGGCAGCGAAGAAGGGCTGCTCGGCCGGGGAACCGACATCCACACGATTCACCACCTGGACGCGCGAACCAGCCGGGAAGTTGTAGCCATCCTTCAGGCCATGGTTGGCGAAGGTCAGCGTGTGCGTGATGGTCGGCGCCGTGCCCGTGGTGGCCGTCGCGAGGGTGAGCTGCGCGTAATGCACCACGTCCGGGATCGTCACATCCTGGATCATCACCCAGGCGCCGACTGGGAAGTCGGTAGCGACGTTCGTGGCGGAGATGAAGGTGATCGTCGTCACAGGCGTGGCGTTACCCTGGACGGCGGCAGCGGTGTTGTAGACGGAGCCAGCCGGGGCCAGCGCGGAGCCGTCCAGACCCAGACCATAGGCCAGGTTCTTGGCGCTGTATTCGTAGACTTCCATCTGCGCCCGGACGGGGTTCGAGGTCATCACCGAATAGACGGTGGTGCCCTTGGCGCCCTGCGTCAGATCCACGTAGGTCGGCTCGGAGCTGACCTGGAAGTTCTTCACGAGACCGATGCTGTGCTGATCAGGACGCAGATCCCACAGCGCGTTCTGGGGACCGATCATGACGGTCGCAGTCCCCAACATGAAACTGGAGGAACGTGCCTCACCAGCCATTGGTAGCTCCTAGGTGCAGAAATGTCTGCTGCAACCTATGAGGTCATGCACGGAAGGTCCGTTCCTTTTAATTAGCGAACAATCAGAACCGGATGGAAGTCGAGGACCACAATGACCTCAAGCTGTCCAGAGTGAGCCTGTTCGGCTCATTGTGCCTGGAGGTGATCATGATCGGCCCGTTCCTGCGGAACATGGGATAGAAGGCATCCTGCGGCAGCAGGTCATGCGGGGCGACCACGAAGGGGAGCGAGGCGTAGTTGTCCAGGCTCACCGCCAGGGAGAAGCCCTTCTTGATCCGCACCTTCGGGCAGATGATCGAGATCGGCTCGTGGTTGGTCAGTTCACCTGTGATCTTCATCGAGAAGAACGGTTGCTGCGGCTCGGACATGTGCAACATGCTGACCCGCCTCACCAAAGCCCCCGGCTGGATGTAGCTACCTGCAGGAATGGGGTGGTCCGTGAAGGTGACATTATGATCACCATTGACCTGGCTGGCGCCGCTTACCTGAGCATGATGCACAACGTCAGGCTCAAGCGGATCCTGGATCATGATCCAAGAGCCAACAGGAAACTCCGCCGTGACATCGGTGGGCGCCTTGAAGGACACGGTGCTGGTGTCATCCAGCATCAGCGTTGTCCGATACCCTGGGGCACTCTCTTGGAAGGAGCGCCCCTCCAACCCCAGAGCGTAGGCGATGTTGCGGGAGGTGACTTCATGCACCTCCATGGAGATGGAGGCATTCAGCGTCGAGGCGTTCGACGCGATGTTCCCTTTACCCCGGCCGTTGCCCGACAGCACCGTGTGGTCGGGCTCGGTAATCAGGCGGACGTTCTTGACGAGACCAAGGCTGTGCTTCTCAGGCGTCAGATCCCACAGCTCGTTCGGCATTCCCAGCAGGACCGTGCCTGCAGAGATGAGGAACTTGTTGGTGCGGGCAGTGCCTGCGCTCATCTCTTGAAACTCCTTGCTCTATAACTTTTTTATAGTGAAAATGGGAAACGAATCAAAACCCTGGAATTAGTGATCATGCCTTTTATCAGTCACAGCATCCGCATTGAGGAAGATCTGTTTCGGATCTTGAAGCTCCGGTCTATCACGCATCACCGGAGCTTCAATCAGGAAGTGATTTTCCTGTTGCGGTCAGCTCTCGAAACCTCCGAATACTACGACCGTGAGGCTCTCCGCGCGCTTCAGGAGAAGCAGACGCGGGGCCTCAGCGAGCAATCGGCTTCAGTCGCAGGTTGATGAACTGGATGGCCCGGTGGCCGTCGCGGTCCACCGGGTCGATGGACGTGTCGTTGGCCACGACCATGAAGCCGCTCGGTGGGTTGGTCGCCGGATCAGCGGACCACACTTCCACCTTGCAGCCTGGCAGCAGGTAGTCACAGGCCAGGTCCACCATGTCGATCAGGCGCAGGTTGTCCGGGTCACTCCAGGTGCTCAGCGCCACCGCGAAGAACACATCCGCCATATTCTCGTCGGGCTGAAGCGCGAAGGCGGACAGGCCCATACAGTCCGCTGCTGGCAGCTTCTCCAGATCTTCCACAGCGTCCAGGTCCACGAACTCGATCTGCGAACCTGGATGCTTCGCCATGAAGTCTGCTGCGATCTGCTTGATGAAGCGAATCACGCTCAGGCGGAGCGGCTTATACTTGATCATCATTTTCTCGGCGCCCTCGTGGGATAGTTGCCTGCGGTGATACCGCCGAACTTGGCCTGGGTTACAGCCCGAACCATGTTTGGTATTTTGACCGTTGCATAATACTGGATGAACGGTTGGATCAGAGGGCGGTGAGGCCGCCTGGCGCCTGTTCCCCAGCGCCCGCGGCTACGACTGACCAGCTTGTCACGGGCCTTCTGCGTGATGGCGCCCTTCGCTGCCATCTCGCTCTCGATGTTCGCGAAGTTGCGCCTGCGAGGGATTGACCGGCGCCGCGGGCCTGCCAGGGTTTGGCCCATGGTGCTGGCGCGATCGACCATGCCCCAGAGGCTGATCGAGATCTCTGCGACCTTCACGGCAGCGTAGCGGTAGACGGTGAGGTCGTAATTCCGCAGGAACCGACCGCTGCGGCTTGCCTTGGCCTTCGCCTCTTGCTTGATGCGGGCTTCACGATCTTCCAGGGTCACGCTCACCGAGGGTGCTCCGAGGATATCCAGACCCTTCACCCGCCTCAGTTCCGTCATCAGGTCTGGGCCGGCTTTTCCCTTCCGCAGACGAGCGACCTTGGCGTTGCGCGCGGCGCGCGCCTTCTGCCCACCAGCGATGCGGGGTGCCTTGCTGTAGAGCCAGTAGGCGCTGGTGCCCTTCTGGAGCACGTACTTCGCGTTGAGTGGATTCCACGGGCGCGCGATGCCGCCAATCTGGGAGGCAAGATCTGCCTCCTTCCCCATATAGGTCACGAGATCACTGAAGAAGCGATCGACCGTCTGGTTGGCGGCCTTCTGGACCGCGAAGGCGACAGCCGTAGACCGCGCCTCAACCGCGAGGACGACCCGCTCCAGGATGGCTTTCTGGAGGATCTTCGACGCAGCGAAGCGCTGGTTGTTGAATGCGGTGAGGTTAGTTGGCTTGGCCATAGGTCAGGCCCAGCGTCTGCTCGACATGGAAGATTTTCTGACCTCCCACAATGTCCCCAACCTCGATCGGCGCCGCGGTCAGGCAACGGAAGACTCGCGTGGTCCCCACCGTCCCCGTCAATTCCCGCAGTGGTTCACTGACGACCTCGATCTCGCCCAAGGTGGCCAGCCCGCCGGCGATCCGTTGGCCGGAGATGGGTTCCACTGTGAAGGTCTGGCGCTGCCAGGCGACGGTCTTTGTAACCTCGAACAGCACGAAGCTGCGCCCGATCGCGCCGCCGAAGGCGATGTCCTCAGCCCAGGAACCGACCAGGAACTGATTTCCCGTCAGGTCAGTGATCACATTCCCTGCAGCCAGGCTCTCCTTGCGGGAGACGGTCAGGATCCGGCGCGGCGGAAAGGTGGGGTTGAGCGCCGCGCCACTCTCGGGCGGCGCGCGCAGGACCCCACGGACGGTCCCTGCGTGCTTCACACGGAAGGGGCTGCCGAGGGCGCTGGCGACGGAACCGAGGCTGGGCATCAGGATCAGGACCCCGTGATTGGGTCGGCTTCACGGGTGGTGAGCGCAAACAGGGTTGGCGTCACCTCCGTCTCGCCCCGCAGCGTCTGCAGGATGCTGCCATACTCGGCGGCGATGTCCGCGATGATGCTGGGCAGGTTGGCCTTGCTGAAGCGCTTGAACGCCACACTGTCCGAGGACATGGACTCCGCCGCACGCAGGGGTAGAGACGGCGCCAGCGTCAGGGCGGTGCGCAACACGACTGCACGGTTCGCCTGGGCCGCTTTCACACCGGGATCTGCTAGCAGCTCCAGCAGGTTCGGCAGACCTACCTCGACCATCTCCACCGCACCCGCCAGGTCGATGTCCGAGTCCGGTAATTCGGCGTCGGCATTGAGCCCCAGGACGCCCCGCACATCATCCGGCGTGCAGGTGATCGGGAACCAACGGGTCACTCGGTAGCTGAGAAACTGCTGGCGTGGGACGCCCGCCGATTTCCAGGAGACAGCCAGGAAGCGAGCGCCCAGGCTTGCATGAGCCACCGCTTCGACACCAATGGTAACGGTCTGAGCCTCCGCCTGGTTGTTGACGGTCACGCCCATGAGGGTGCCGATGGCTGTGCCACTGGCATCGCGGAGCGTCCACTTCACCGTGCCGGCATCGGCAGCAGGGTCAAGCTGCACGTCGAAGGTCGCATCCTCACCTTGCGTGACCACCCGCATCAGCTCGCGCCCTTGGCGATCAGCGAGTGAACGAAGGATGACAGGTCCCCCTTGCCGAACAGCAGGAAGACGATAACTCCTGCCATCAGGTAGGTGAGCCAATCCAAGCGGCGCATGATAGCAGACTGACGCTCCGCGCAGACTGCCTCATGGACAGCAAGGCGGGTGGCGACTTCCTCGGGTGTGGACATCGGAGCCTCTGGTTTTTCAGGGCACACCCGCAGGTGTGGGAGGGTTAGTCAGTCAGCTCGCCGGAGAGGCGCAGGATACGGGTCGTTCCACCATCTGGTGAGAACGTCAGAACGGCCGCCATCCCCGCAGGGCGGAGAATGGTTGCGTTGTCTGCATTGACGGGCTCTCCGGGCGTGAAGTTGAGCGTGGTCGGCGTGAGGTTCGCGCCCGTGCGGTTCAACAGAACGCAGGAGAAACCATTGTTCAGGTTGTTCCAGTCGATGAGAACTGAAGCACCGGGATTAAGGATCAGCATCCGGTTGTTGTGTGCGGCCTGGGTGATGTTCACGACACCCGAGACGATCACGGTTGGGTGCAGCTTTGCCGTCAGGCGTTGCAGCAACCATTCCCAGAGCTGGCCGAAGGTCAGCTTTTGCAGCGCGCCGACCTGGCGGATTCCGAACAGATCGGTGTCGGAGGGGAGTTGAGCGGTGGGCGCGTCCTCGACATGCTTGCCGCTGTAAAGCTCTCCGAAGTTCGCGTTGATCTTCTCGCCACCAGCACGGAGGTGATCACCATCACCCCCGTCAGGTGTGGTGCTGATGTTGAGCTTCTGGAGCCCCATAGATCAGCTCCCCGCGCGTTGCTGACGCTGCTGACGCTGCGGGCGATCCGACACTGCCGAAGGTGCTTCGACCTCGGCGTTGAACTTGGCGGCGTAGCTCTGCATCGCCAGTTCCTTGTCACCATCACACTCCTTCAGCCAGGCGCCGAACTCGGCATCATCGGCCTCATCGGGAAGCTGGTGCAGGTGAATGGTGACGTGGCCCAGAGCGTGCTGGTTCTGCACGAAGCCGCCTGCCGCGATGACGGTGGGGCGGTTGTGATGCACTTCCTGACGCGATACCGGGTCGATCAGCATGAAGGATCCGGTGGTTTCGATGAACAACTTCATGATGATTCCCCAGGCAGAGAAGAAAGGGGCGGCTTTCGCCGCCCCTCAGAGTCACGCGGTGTAGTCGTAGACCGAGCGCGTATCCTTGAAGACCAGCCGGAAGCCGGCGGTCTCGGTGCGGAGGTAGGTGATCGACTGGTTCTGGATCGACCGCTCCTCCTCCTGGATGTCCGCGCCCGCCTCCTTCAACTCCTCCAGGGTCTCGGAGGCGATCATGCCGATCAGCTTGCCAGCCGGGGCGGCGGAGGCGATGGCGAACTTGGGCGTCGGGATGTCCATGTTCGGCAGGTTCAGCGTGACACCCATCCGCGCCAGAGCTTCGGCGCCGCTGATGACCGTGTTCGCGTTCGGCTGGAACAGCTTCATCCACTGGAACGCGCTGTCCCAGTTGCCCACCACGGTATCGACCGGAGCGCCAGCCTGGGCGCGCGAGACCAGCCACTTCAGCAGGTGCAGATAGCTCAGCTCACCAGCCGTGGCGTCCTTGCCGACCGCAGTGTTGAAGCTGCTCTGGTTCACGACCGGGGCCGCGGTGCCGGAGTTGCCATCGCCGGAGACGATGATGTTCACCGCGGCGCGGATCTTGGAGCGCGTCAGCTCACGCTGCACGCGGGCAGCGAAGGGCGTCAGCAGGTCCAGACGGGCACGGCGGTTGAACTCGTAGGACGTGCGGATGCCGGAGCCGTGCTTGAACATCTTCACGGTCGCTTCGCTGGTGCGGAGCGAACGCACCGGGATGCGACCCAGCTCGGGGACGGTGAAGCTGTCGAACTCGGAGCCGTCTTCGTTGACCATGGTGTAAGTCAGCTCGACGCCAGAGATCGTGCGGCTGCCGGCCAGCAGCGGATCGAGCTGCTCGATCTGGCCCTGACGGGTGGACCACTGCAGCATGTCGTCGATCACGGGCGGGAACATCGCGCGCGTGCCGGGGTAGGTCTGGAACGTCTCGGACGCGGCCTGGAGAACCACGCCTTCCTTGAAGTCGTCGGCCACCGGCAGGTTCAGGTAGACCAGCGCGGCCTCGTAGCCCGACAGGTCGGAGAGGGCGGTGCCCTTGGTCTCCACGGCCAGCGTCAGGTAGTCGCGCAGATTCAGCGCATACTTGTTCGCCTCGCTGACCAGGTTCAGGCCAGCCTGGGCGGATTCAGCGCGGTTGTCGGACTTCAGCTTCGCCAGCAGCTTTTCAACAGGCTGACGATTGCGCTGAATGTCGAGGAGGCTTTCAGCCATCTGTCTCAGCCCTTACAGCAGGATCACGGTGACGGCGGACTTCGCGGTATTGCGATCCACCACGATGTTGCGGCGCCCCACGGCCGGGGTGCCGGCGACCTTCACGACGCCCGGCGTGGCGGAGCCGACGACCTGGCTGGTGGGGGTCGGAGCTGTGCCCGTGTACGGCAGGTTCAGCACGCCCTTCTGGGCGACGGTGCCGACATTGATGCCCTCGGTCGTGCGGATCTCGACCGTCTCCAGACGGCCCAGGATCTCGTCATCATCCCCGGCGAGCTTCACGGTGTTGGCCACCGTGTCCATCGTCACAGCCTTGCCGACATCGGCAGCGGTGATCCCGGCGGCGAGGAGGAATGGCAGATGCCAATCCTCCATGTGGATGTTCTGGAGATTCACTCCAGCAGTCATCAGACCCGGCATGATTCAGGGTTCCTTCAGCGCCGAGCCCGGAAGGCGGCGTAGTTGGCGGGGGTGGTCTTGTCCTTGGGGGTGTTGGACGCCTCGGAGGCGCCACCCACAGGGATAGTCAGGGCCAGCTTGCTGCGGGCTTCCTTGACCAGCTTGATGCGGTCGGACAGCTCGGCGGGCAGATCCGCCTCGGCCTTGCCCAGCGGGGCCAGAGCGGCGGTCGCGGCTTCCTGGATGAACTCGGCGGCGACATCCAGGCTGGCCTTCAGCTTGGCGGCGTCGGACTTCTCGGCTTCGGCCAGCTTCGCCTTCAGCTCCACGACCTCAGCGGTCGCAGCTTCGAGCTTGCCCTTCTGCTCATCGACGGCAGCCTGGAGAGCTTCCTTCTCCTTGCCAGCGACGATCAGCTCAGCCTTGAGCTGAATGACTTCTTCCATGTTCTTAGGCTTCTCCGGGGCGTCGGGAGCGTGCTCAGCGCACGCGAACAGAGCCAGCGTCCCCGGATCGAAACCGGAGGCAGCCAGGCGCTCAGCAGATGCTGAAAGGGATTGACGGGGACGGGGTAGGATCACCGCACCAGCAGCGGCGCCCTGGTCAACGAGCGACAGCTCCATCCACTTATCGAGGCCGTTGAGCTGGACGTGCGTGCCGTCCTTGCCCACGGTGTGGCCCTTGTCGCACGTCCGCTCGTAGATGTGCTCGAAGGTGGCGCTGTCGCTGAAGAAGTTGAAGCCGCACTTGCTGCATGTCACCGACTTCGCGAGGATGCCGATGGACACCTCACCGATCACCCCAGCGTCCAGCTTGGTGATCAGTTCGCTCTCACTGGTCGGAAGATAGAACATCGTCCGCAGCTCAGGCCCACTGGCGGTCTCATTCAGATCGGCGGCGATCACCTTGCCGACCGGAATGCCACCTTCGTGCATGAGCTGAAGCGGAATGTGGCGCCCCTCATCGAGCAGCGCCTTCATCGCCAGCATGGTGTCGCGCTGAACCCGTGCCGCCTCGAACAGACCACCCTTGCGGCGCAAGGGCAGACTGTTGATGGCGACGGCCTCGAAGACCGCGATCGCTTCCATGTCCACGTTGTCGTCGCCATAGGCGGCGGCAACGAGGCTCTTGACGCGATCGGTTTTGGGGACCTGCTTCAACATATCGCAGGATTCATGCGCGATACGTTGAAGCGGTTCAGTGCCTTTTAAATAGTGATCAGCCGAGACGCATCATCTCGGACATACGCTTGGCACGCGCAGGGGTCTGCCGCGCCCAGAGCGAGTTCAACATCCCCGCGGCGGCTCCGGCGTAATCACCACGCTGGACCATCGCCAGGGTGTTCCTGAAACCCAGCAGACCGTCGATGCCCATCTGGAACGCCATCGCTTCCAGCACGATCCGGCGGCTCACGCTCAGCTTCGCAGACCATGGAAGTTCCTTCGCCACCTGGGCGCGGACTTCCTGGAGATCATTCTCCAGCAGGTAGCGCGCCTCGACCTCGGTGATACCCTTGCGATCGAGACAGCGCCCGATGCCAATCGTGGGGTGGCCCACGATCGTCATACCTGGCAGCAGCGGCTTGCCCGTGGCATCGTCATAGACGGTCAGGCGAAGCCCTTCTTCGCTCTCCAGGAGCGTCCCCAGCGCACTCACTGCTTGGTCTCCTTGCGCTTGGAGTAAATCTCCCAGACCACGGACACCAAGGTCGCCAGCGCGCCTGCAGCCAGTTCAATGTTGCCGTCAGAGATGACGCCCTGGGTCAGCAGGCTACCGGCGGCGACCTGAAGCCCGTGGCGGATGATCGCGGCGATGATGGGGGTGGGCATGATGGGACTCCGTGGTCAGCTTGCGCGGAGATTGCGTCAGATCGCGATCGGGGTGGTCAGCGAGGCGAGGTATGCTTTCACCGCCTTGTAGAGAACATCGACATCCCCTGCGGTGAGTGCCGTGTTGCAGACCGCATCGAATACGTGGCTGCTCTCGCCATATGCCGTGCCGCTCCAGCGCGACCCGACCCTGATCGGAAGACCAGTGCCCAGCGCGCGGGTGGTGCCAGGGCGGGTTGTCGTATAGGTAAGGCCCGCCGACTTATCGTAGAAGGCGTAGTTCACCCCGTCCGAGACTGCGGCGTAGAAGCGGTGCTGGCTGATGTCCTGCACGGCAGGGTGGCCGATGCGCTGCTGGGCGTAGACGCCGTTAGCGACCTCACTCCAGGTGAAATAGATCCGGCCAGCCGCATAAGGACTGACCATGGCGCCCACGGTGTTCCCATTGACCGAGCCATAGCTGCCCATGAAGCAAGGCACCTGCGCCGGAACGGTGGTGTCCTGATCCGCCTTGCAGACCATGATCCAGCTCTGCACCACCTGTTCAGCGATGGTGGTGTCCAGGCTGTTGGTCAGTGACTTCAGCTTGACACCACTTGGCACCTCAGTTGGCGAGCCAGTGAGGGTTACACCTCCACCGCCATCAATGAGGTTCTGCGCCGCCTTGGTCAGATTCTGCGGATAGAGCCACAGCTTCCAATCCGCATCGACCGGCGGGTCAAAGATGCCGGACGCCGAGAAGTCAGCGCCGGAGACGATCATGTCCACGCCCATGGGTGGCTCCTCAGTTGCTGTTGGAGAAGAGGTATTCGACAACACCCTCGAAGGTGTCGCCGGCTTGCACCGTCACGGGCGCCGCGTCGGTGCCGCCAAAGAAATTGTGGTAGAGCTTGTTCATGCCCGCACGGTTGGAGACGTAGACCTCGCGCTTCGGCTGATCCCAGCCCTTGAGCCAGCGCATCACCAGTGCCCAGCCGTTCGGTCCCCAAAGGCGGATGGCGCTGGCCTGGGTGGTGGTCTGCGTCGCAAAGCCATCCTGGCTCACATCGGCCGGCTGCCAGTCAGGTTCCCATGCCGCCGTGTTGCTGACGACCGTGCCATCGTCCAGCGCGCGCGCCATGCAGGCCATGGCGAAGTAGGATGGGCCGCTGAGGTCGCCGTAGCCGCCAAAGGCCAGGTCAGCCAGCATCTTGACCCGGTTGGTCAGCACCCAGCGGGCACCGCCATCGGCGCGGGTGAACTGCCAGGTCCGCTGCAGATCCATGATGTGGTCGCCCTTCGGCGCCCATGTCGTCTCAGTCGTGGCACCTGGCCGGTAGCCGCGTGAGCCCTGGACCATCTCGAAGCGGTCACAGACGATCTTGGTCTGCGTGGACAGATCAACTGGCACACCGTCCGCGAGAGCATAGAAGGAGAACTTCTCCTCATTGCCGTGCGCATTGCCGCCGATGAAGTTGATGGAGCCGCGCGGCTTCACAGCAAACTCCTGCTCACCTTCGATCAGGATCTGCTTTCCCAGCGAGAAGGCGCCGGAATTGCTGCGGGTGCTGTCATGGGCAAAATGCACGCGCCAGACATCACTGTTCTTACCAGGGTTGGGCACATTCCTGATGTCGAACGAGATGTAGCGAGCCCCGCCCTTGCTGCCCTGGATGTGCAGGTGCAGCCGGGTGCTGGAGACTACCTCCAGCACCATCGGCGGATGTGCCACAGCGACACCTCCACCCCCTGCAGCATAGACGCCGTGGCCGACGCCGTTCCTGTCGATGTAGCCGGCCACAAAGCCGTACTCATCTTTCAGGCGGAACACAGGCTTGCCAGGTGTGTCAAGGATCGGCTGATAGCGCACGCCAGCCAACCTGATGGCCGTGCCCTCGACATCGAACAGGGCAAGCTGGCCCGTTACCGGGTGTGGCACCGTCAGACGCGACAGCGTGCCCTTCTTCGCCGTCAGGGCACCAGCGCGGAAGATGCCCAGATGGTCCACCCACGCAGCCAGGAAGCCAGTCGTGTCGCGCACGCTCCAGGCATGGCGCGAGGTCTGCGCCTGGCTGCTACCCGGCAAGTCCACCGCGCCGCTGCGCAGCCGCATCAGCAGCGCACCAGCGGTGTCGTAGAAGGGCATACCCTCGCTGCTGGCGGTCAGCATCCGCAAGCCCCTCAGCCGCCAGATGCTGTCGCTGCCCATCCATGCTGCAACGAAGCCAGCGAGATCCTTGACCGAGAAGGCCCGTGAGACCTTCTTCGGCACCGAACGGACAGGCACGTCCTGCAGGACTTGCGAGGCAAGAGGAGCCACCAGGTCATCGACCTGGAACTGCTTGGTCTCGCCACCTTGAACACCCAGAAGGGATTCGCTGCCGTTGAAAGGTGATGCCGCCGGAAGCTGCGAAATCTTAATGTCAGCCATTGGCCTTCTTCTCGCTCACCAGCTTGATCTCGCGCTCGTTCATGAGCCGACGACCATCTTCACTCAGGATCTTTGGCAGTCCTGTCGGGGGGTTGGGGTTCTTCACCAGGGCAGCAGCCAGGACGAAAAACATCAGGAGACCTCATGCATTTCGAGGATTCCCCTTGCCCTTCACCGCGTTCGACCGCGCTTGCTGAGAGCCTTCTGGAGAGAGGCTGCGGCCCATTGGATCAGAATTTGGGCTAACGCCTTCCACATTCAGACCTCCTGCGCCGGGGCGGAAATTGGTTCCAGACAGGACGGGGGCGCCTTCAGGTGGAAGACGCCCGTGCATCTGGAGGTGATATTCTTCGTCGGTGATCGTCCCGAGCGAGAGTGCGTCCAGCAGGCGCGTCTGGCGCATGACGAGCTGGGGCTCCAGCTCGGTCATGGGACGCAGCTCAGCGGGCCGGAACTGCACCTCGCAGAACACCTGGTGCCCGAGGAGCTGGAGCGCCGTGGTGATGATGCGGCCCAGGATCTGGGCCACGGGGGCGTTCAGCGCGTCGGCGTTGAGGGCGAAGATGCGGCTCTCGACGGAGGCCGTGTTCACGCCGCTCTCGCCGCGACCCAGGATGGTCGAGACGGACTTCAGGCCCGCCTGGTTCTGGGCATTAAGCACCGAGATGATGCTCTCGACATTCACGCCCACACCGGGGTTCTTGTCGTTGAGGATCTTCGTCTCCACGGAATCCGTGTGGACGAATGCCTGGTCGGGCTGGACGGAGCTGAAGCTGGCGCGGATCTCTTCGATCCGGGCGTTGATCCAGGTCTGAAGCTCGTTCTGGTTCTGCTTTAGGGCGGGAGGCGCCGCATTGCGCAGCACCTCTTCCAGCACCGTGACATCGACGCGGGGGAACCCGGTCATCGCCATGATGCGATACAGGTCGTTGATCACCTGCTGGCGCGCGGCAATCGTGTTGATCGCGGCGACGAAGGGCGGTGTCGGATAGACCGTCAGCGGCGAGCAGCGGTAATAGCTGAAGAAGAATGTCGCGATGTCGAGCTGGGTCTCAGTATTCTGCCCGGTGACGACCTGTGTTGGCTTGTAGACGCCAGCCTGCTTCTCGTACCAGCGGATACTGGACGGGTCGATGATCCGCACATCGGTCGGGAGCTGCGCCTTGTCCGCGACCAGCTCGGCAGCACAGGCGCCGCGCAGCAGCGCCATGTAGCGGAGCTGCTCACTGATATAGCGGAGGCCCATCTTATGGGCGTAGCCCTGCGTCAGATCAGGCTGATGCGCCAGGGTCAGCTTGAACTGCTCGAAGCTCTTGTAGGCGTCCCGATCAAACTCACCATCAATGTTGCGGATGAACACCATGGGTTCGGTGTCCGCGACCGTCAGGTAGGCATTGGCCGCGGCGGACACATCCGGGTCGAGCCGGAACATCAGCTCCAGCAGCGAGCGCGCGTCCGTGGCGTTCTGTCGCTCGCTGTAGATGTCCTTGGTGTAGTCCCGGTAGTCGGGAAGCGTCAGGACGCGCCCAGTCGCCTGCGGGTTGAAGGTGGGTGTCGCAGAGACACCCGCAGCCTTCTTGCGCGGCAGCACGAATTTGAAGAGGGAGTCGAGGACGGAGGGCACAGGTGGTCAGTGCCAGCGAGTGTCCCCTTCGGGTATTCCTATTAAATAGGGAGGGATTGGTAATCAGGCAAAGGAAAGCCCTTCTCAGGGACAAATCTGAGAAGGGCTTGGAACGCTACTGACTCTGAAAAGACTGAAAGGGGAAACTAGCCCCATGACCCGTACATCTCGTACCTAGCGTTCAGGGTACTGGTGTTCAACACCAATCTTTCTGTTGAACCTTCAGTATAGCGACCCAGCCGACTTCCTCAGCTTCTGGCCCCCGAACATGCCGACCGACTGCAGGTTCAGACCCATCAGCGCGATGGTCGAGCGCACCTCCTGCTTCTGGTAGGCGGCGAGCACGCCTGGTAGGCGCACGGATGCTACCAGGAAGGCCAGCGCGTGGAAGTAGTGGTCGTTGCCGTTCAGCTTCGTCCAGACCGCGGGCTTCTCGGGATCCTCTTCGCGCACCATGTCGCGCAGGTGCTCGATCAACAGGCCGCCGTGCGCGCCGTAGCCCGCCATGGGGAGTTTCTTGGTGCGGACGAGCTTTGCCACCTCGTCGATGATCTGGGTCCGGTTGGCCTGCCAGTAGAGGATCTCCTCCCCGTCTGGTGCCTTGACCGGGTTGAACTCCTTCTGGCCGCGATATTCGATCGGCACGATCCGCCCATCCGTCTGCTTCATCAGCTCGTCGGCAGTCGGCGTGTAGGGGTGACGGTCGCAGGAGCCACCAATCAGATTGTAGTTCTCCTGGATGATCTTGACCTCCGCCAGCAGGTCGTTCACGCGCACCTGGCGGAACTCAAACGGCATCACGGACTCATCCGGGCCAGGGCGCCCCAGGACCATGTGGCAGACCTGGCCCATGTCGATGCCTACGAAGACATCGGTGCCCTTGCTCACCTCCGGCACCGCCGGGGTGAGCATGTTGGCGCGGATCGCCTCTTCGCTCAGGCGCGCATTGCCATCCGTGAAGGGCTCGCCCAGCACGGTGTTGACGAAGCCCCGCACGAAGTCACGGCGGCGGTAAGCCAGCATCTGGTTGAAGATATACTGGACACCCAGGCGGCCCGTGGTGAAGGGCCTCACGCGGTAGCCGCGGCCATTCACGCGCGAGGGGTGGGAGGCGACCCACTCGCGGTTCGGGTCGTCCAGATCAAGGTCCGCGCCGCACCGTTCGCAGACGATGCGGGCGGAGCCGGTGTCCAGGCCCAGGATCGTGGCATCATCCAGCTCGATCAGCTCGCCACTGTCCGGGAGGCCATCCAGGCGGACGAAGTTGCGGTTGAACAGGGGGATCTGGTGATGGCGGCAGGCGTGGCAGCGGCAGAAATACTCCCGCTGGTCCGAGATCGAGTAGGTGGCGTCGATGCCGTAGCCCGTCCAGGTCGGGGTCGAGAACCGCTGCTTGATCTTGTAGCTGGAGTTCTGCACGCGCGAGGACAGCAGCGCGAGCATCTTCTGGTCCGAGAGATCCACCTCGTCGGTGAACACGAAGTCGGCCGAGATCGAGGTAGCTGAGGATTCGGTCGCATTGGCGACGTGCAGGAAGCTCTGTCCGATCTGGATCAGGCTCATCGAGCGCACGTCACCCTCGCGGGCGGCGAAGACCTGATCCTGCTCCAGCAGCGGCTTGATGCGCGACTGGTAGAACTTCCGATACATGCCCTCGTTGGGCAGGGTGAAGATGCCCACGATGCCCGGATTGCGCACCGAGAGCGCGAGGGCCTTGCGCTGCTGGATCTCCGACAGGCCGACCTGGGAGATCTTGATGCAGTCCAGCTCGGGGTGCAGGTCATCAGCGATCGCGCGCTGGAACTCGTAGCCCTTGAACGAGAAGGGCTTCGACCGATGGGTCGTGTTCGCGCAGATCCACTCCCCGGTGGTCATTCCGGCGGACTCGACGGAATAACGACTCTCCAGGATATGGAGAAGATCGGAGGTGTATTTGTTATCGTTCAAGATAAGGAATATGCCTTTAGCGGCGAAATGCCTTGCGCAATACTGTCCGCTTAGACAATCGTGCAGAAACAA